CCCCTCTATACCCCCCCATCCCCAAGAACTTCAAACTGCTACATGTAAGCATTGTCATTATTACGGATTGGTGTGGGTAAATCGAAACAACAAATGGAGATTGGAAACGCCAAACCAAAGCCTACATTTATGTAAAGCGAGGAAAGAATTTGATCGTTCACGTAGACGCCAGACAACTTGAGTGGATAGGAGCATGTTACCTCTCACAAGACCCCGTAGGTATGCAGGAGATAATGGACAATGTTGATATGCATGAAATCAACCGCTCTCGATTTAGTTTGCCTGAGAGACGAATCGCTAAGTTTTTTCTTTTTCGCCTCATTTACGGCGGCACTGCCTACGCATATGCTTATGATCCTGACTTTACACACGTATCTACGTCCCCTAAATATTGGCAGAAAGTAATCGATGAAGCTTACGCAAAATACAAGGTTCTCCAAGAAACGCACACAAACTGGGTTCAAACCGTCATCCGCAATCGTGGGCGCTTGGTTGTGCCTACTGGCCGGGAGTATGAGTTTGCTCCTGTTAGTAGCCCTCGGGGTGAAATGAAATGGCCCCGTACCCAAATCTTGAATTATCCAGTACAAGGACTCGGACATGACCTCATGGCTATTGTTAGGACTCTTTTGTTTGCTCGTCTGCGATACTTATTCGTGTCTGGGGTCCGACTCATATCAACAGTTCATGATTCAATTGACATTGATTGTCCTAGTGATATGGTTGATCATGTTGTAAAGATTGTTCAATCCTGTTTTGATGACGCTCCTGCGAGGTTCAAAGAATGGTTTAAAGTAGACTTCAACCTGCCTCTTCGCTGCGAGATTTTTACCGGAATGAATCTGAAAGATTTAGTAGAAGTTAAATAAATAGTTCTTGACAGAAGTCAAATAATGTGGTACACTACGTATATGGTGAAATATGAAAATTAAGAAAGATACTTACGGCGAAATCTTCCGCCGGTATACTGTTGAGAAACAGACTTTGAAGCAAATTGCGATTGATTTCCAATGCACCCCCGGACGCATCTCGCAAATCGTGAACGAAATTCGAAAGGAACAACAAGTTGAAAATCAAGGTAATTAAGACCACACAGGAAGTACAAGAAAAAGGTAAAGCCAAATGGACCAAACTCAACGTGGTGTTTCACAATGAAGCTACAGGAAAAGTTGATGGGCGGAATGTCCTTTCATTTACAAACAAGGATGTCTACGCTGCACTTTCTGCCGCGCAGCGAGATGACGTATTTGAAGTTACTGAGATTACGAACGCTAAGGGATATCCCGAGGTCGTCAAAGTGGAGAAACTTGCGCCAGAGTCTATGGCAAGCCCGACTGTTACGGATGTACAAGTAGCTGCTGCTAAAACTACTACTGCTCCCCGAAGCAACTTTGAGACGCCTGAAGAGCGTGCCGCTCGACAAGAATACATTGTCCGACAAAGTTCTCTTTCTAACGCTGTTGCTGTACTTTCGGTTGGTGCAAAATCTCCTCCTTCGTTGGAGGACGTTACTAACCTAGCAGACAAATTTGTAGGATATGTGTTCAAGCGTGATGTTGTGCCTGCTAAGAATGAGGTTCAATCCATCGCTGATATGGAGAACGACATTCCTTACTAAGTAATTTGCCACCTTAGCTCAGTTGGTAGAGCAGCGGTTTTGTAATCCGTTGGTCGAGGGTTCGACTCCTTCAGGTGGCACCAGAAGTTTTAGAGGTAAACGCTTGGTCAGAACCTCCAAGGGAGTGTGAGGCTCCCCACTCAGTTATAGATACTATCTATAACTATATCCTCGGGAGAGGATTTGACCGTTACGCAATGTAATGGAGAATAAGAATAAAAATGACTTTGCAAGAAAAAATCATGTACTACAGTGCTGTATTAGCAAAACATGCTCCTCCAGAAGTGTTGATTCCGTTGTATAACGAGTTGATTGAACATGTGCATAAATTCAAACTAGAAAGCCATATCATTGAGGACCGCCCTTACTAATGACAACTGCCTTAATCGATGGTGACATCGTTGCATTTCGTTGCGCAGCTTCATGCGAACCCACGAAATCCAAGCCTTATTTGGAAACGTTGGACGATGCAGTACATCGGACAGAAGGTTTGTTACAAGACCTTATTCACGATGTCGAAGCAACTGTGTATCGCCTCCCTCTTGGCGGCTCAGGAAACTTCCGCAAAAAGATTAGCCAACAATATAAAGCAAACCGAACAACTCCTCCGCCAACTTACCTCGGTGCCGTTCAAGCCTACCTTGTTGATCATTGGGACGCCTTTTTTGTTGACGGGATTGAAACCGATGACCAGCTTGGGATTGATCAAACAACAGGAACCGACACAGTAATCTGCTCTATTGATAAAGACTTGCTCCAAGTACCGGGGCGTCATTACAACTTTGTAAAAAAGGAGTTTACGAATGTCACAGAACAAGAAGGATGGAAAAACTTTTGGACGCAAATGGTTCTTGGTGACCGATCCGATAATGTCATGGGATATGACGGGCGTGCCCGAACCACAGTGCCTCAGTTTCTTCTTGGAACTCTCCAAGATTTATCAGCCCTCGAACCAGAAGAGGCGTTCCGCTATACTTACAACTTGTACCACGACAAAGATGCTTTCAATCTAAACTACAAGCTGCTCTGGATTCTCCGTACCCCTGAGATTGAATGGCCGTTTTTGCAAGAGCAACTGGAGTTAGTACACGCATGATTCTTGCCAAATTGACGTACACTACAGGTGTTAAATATCAAAAGTTTAACACAAGGGAAGATTTAATACATTTTGTTCTTACTGATGGCGACCATCTATTAAATTATAAAATTGTGGAGAAAATGGGTGACTAATTATCGTAAATTGGTCTATCTTCGAGCACGATCACCGGCCGGCTACACACTACATTATGAAAATAGTGTAGACATGGGTGAGGTTTTTGTCAAAGAGGATGGGTTTTATGATTGGTGGCCGGATAAAAAAGGTGGGTATTTGCCCGCCGAAGTTCTTTACGCCATCGCACAAACACTTGATGATTTAAATGAACCATATAGGAAAGAACTTGAAGACTTCTTCCGCGAAAGCGAAAGGGCGGAGCTTGCAGCAGACAGTGCGCGACCTGATCTTGATGCACTCGCCGACCCTAACTTCTGATGATGTAAGATCAACTGGCATGGGCCAGACCGGGGTCGATATTCAACTATCGCAAGCCGCCAAACTCCAACACCCCTTTGCCATTGAATGTAAGAACCTCAAGGCAATTGCCGTATACAAATTCTATGAACAAGCTCAAGCTAACGCAGGAGATTTAGAGCCACTCGTAGTGATTAAACAGAACAGGTCAAAACCATTGGTCCTAGTGGACGCAGAATGGTTCTTTAAAAAGGTAAGTAATGCAAATCAGTGAAGTTGTTGAAACCCCAGAAGGTACTATTACATTTAAGACGGAACTCGATCAAAAACAAGTCTCGGCAATGGTGAAATGGTTTATTACCACAATGGTTCGAAATGGCGCAGTTAAGTATATTGAGGACAATCAAATTGTTGAAGGTCCAGACACAGTACAATAAGGAGTCTTATGAAACATTTGGTCGTACCTGATTGTCAAGTAAAACCGGGAGTAGATATTGAGTATCTCGAACGAATTGGTAAGTACATTGTTGAAAAGCAGCCTGAAAAAATCATCTGCTTGGGAGATTTCGCTGATATGCCTAGCCTTTCGTCTTATGATGTGGGAAAAAAATCATTCGAGGGTAGGCGGTACATCGATGACGTTGCTGCAACAAAGCGAGCTATGGCTACTCTGCTTGGGCCACTTAATCGATACAACGACCAGCGCCGAAAAAATAAGTCAAAGCAGTATACTCCGGAACTCCACCTCACTCTTGGCAACCATGAAAATCGTATTGTCAAGGCTGTCGAGAACGACGCTAAACTTGAGGGAGTCCTCTCCACCCAAGACTTAGGGTATGCGGAAGCAGGATGGAAAGTTTATCCTTTTCTTGAAATTGTTGTTATTGACGGCATCGCTTACTCTCACTATTTCACTTCAGGGGTTATGGGGCGTCCTGTGCCGAATGCTAGGCAACTAGCAGTCAAGAAACACATGTCCTGCGTTATGGGCCATGTGCAGAATTGGGATATGAATCGAGATGTTCGCGGGGATGGTAAGCCAATCATTACGCTGTTTGCAGGCTCGTGTTACACGCACAATGAGGATTATCTTGGTCCGCAAGGCAATACGTATGACCGAGGATTGTGGATGTTTCATGAGGTCAATGAAGGGCACTTTATGCCCATGTATGTGTCGTTGGGTTACCTTGAGAGGAAGTATGGCTAAAGATGCTGGGAATGATACTTGGGTTCTACGTAGTGATTTTGATACTGGGGGTAGCCCTCCGACGGGAATGAAGTTTGATCAAGACAAACCTCGTATGGATTTGCTTGACCCTGATGCACTTGAAGGACTGGCACAAGTCCTGACCTTTGGAGCAAAAAAATATGCTGAACATAACTGGCGAGGTGGTATCAGCTACTCTCGTCTTATTGCTGCAATTCATCGCCATCTTGCTTCTATTCAACGCGGAGAAGACATTGATCCCGAAAGCGGTTTACTTCATGTTGATCACCTTGGTTGTTGCTGGATGTTTCTCAGTTATTTTACGAAACATCGGCCCGATCTAGATGATCGCTGGAAACCAGATCAAATGGACCGTGAACGAGTGTATCAGGAGAATGTGTAATGCCTTACATTAAACAAGAAGATCGAAACCGTTTAGAATTGACAGGTGCTCCTGAAACTCCCGGAGAACTTAACTTTGCATTTACTTGTCTCGCAATCCAATATTGGGATTCACGCAAAAATTACCAGACTATTAACGATATTATTGGAGCACTTGAAGGCGCTAAACTAGAGTTTTATGCTCGTGTTGGTCGAGTTTACGAAGAACAAAAAATCAAAGAGAATGGAGATGTGTACCGTGTCTGATACCCCTGAGTTGGTTTATCTGGCTAGTCCTTACAGCCACCCTGATCCGGATGTAAAGCAAAAGCGATACGAAGAAGTATGTATCAAAGCAGCTAAGTTGATGGCCGAGGGCTACCTTGTTTTTTGTCCGATTGCCCACAGTCATCCAATTGAAACTATCGGAATGCCGGACGTTAAATCTGGTGATTGGTGGCTGCTACAAGACTTTGCGTTGCTCAAGCACTGCGACAAAATGATTGTTTATATGATGCCCGGTTGGGGCGAGAGTTATGGTGTCAAGAAAGAGATTGAGTTTGCATCTCGCAATGGCATCCCAATTGAATTTTCGGAGGTTTAATGGGTAATTTGGCCGGGGTTATTGTTGGCCCCTTATTTGACCTGATCGGGAAATACTTTCCGTCAGAAGAAGAAAAAAACAAAGCAAAACTTGCTGTCATGGAGGCAGAGCGTGCTGGAAACCTTGATGAAGTTAAAGTCCAACTTAGTGCAATCATGGCAGAAGCTAACAGCACTGATCCGTGGACGAGCCGAGCGCGACCCAGCTTTCTCTATGTCGTCTACATTTGTATTCTGTTTGGTTTGCCTATGGGTGTTCTTTCTGCCTTTGAGCCTGACGTTGCTGCACGTATTGCTGCAGGATTTGGATTATGGCTTAAGGCTATTCCTGACTCTATGTGGACTTTGTTTGGTGTTGGGTATCTGGGTTATGTTGGCGCACGTTCCTATGACAAAAAGAATGGGGTCTAATTAATGTTTACAATCGAGACTGTAACGACTGAAAATTTGCTCAAAGAACTTCAACGACGGAATATTCCGGAAACAATTAAGGATTTTATTTTGTTTGGGTATTCATACGACATGTATGACGAGCGGATGAAAATGTATAGGGAACAATATGGCACTGACACTGGAGGAGCTTAAATCTCGACTGACTAGGATTGACGAAATTTCTTTACTTGAGGTATTAGACATTGATTCGGAAATGCTGGTTGAACGGTTTTGGGATTTAATAGAGCGGAAACATGACGAGCTTGAGGAAGACTTTGAACAAGACGACGAAGACTAATCGCCAACGAGAGTCGGAAGATAGGAAGGGCACCCTTCAATACCAACGAAGGGTTCTGGAAGAATATGAGGCAGAGGCCGAAATTAAGAAATATAAGATTCCGCCTTGTGTGGGTCATGCATTTGAAGAGGACTAATGGAACTACAACGATTTAAGACCAGCTTTGCTGAGTCTATTTTCCGTAATAAATATGCTCAGGGTCCTAACGACACTTGGGACAACCTAGCTGAACGAATCGTGGAGGATGTCTGTGGAACCCGAAATGGCACGACTAATCGCCTACTGGGAAAAGGAGATTGCGACACGCTGGCAAATCTCATTAAAGAACACAAGTTTATTCCCGGCGGTCGCTACCTGTACTATGCTGGGCGGCCCTACAAAGCGTACAACAACTGCTACCTCCTCCGAGCCGAGGAAGACACGCGGGAAGAATGGAGCAACGTAACTTGGCGAGCTATGTCTTGCCTGATGACTGGAGGCGGCATTGGCATTGATTATTCACGACTCCGAGCTTCTGGCCGCGCTCTCACACGTACCGGAGGAAAAGCGTCTGGACCTTTACCACTTATGTTTGCAATCAACGAAATTGGTCGAAATGTCATGCAAGGAGGCTCCCGACGATCCGCCATATATGCGTCACTTAATTGGCAGCATGAGGACATGCCTCTCTTCCTTGGAAGCAAAAATTGGACAGAGTTAGTTAAAGAGCAGAAAGCTAACGACTTTAACTTCCCTGCTCCGTTGGACATGACTAACATTAGTGTTAATTATGATGACAGTGTTATCAATGGACCCACAGGAAGTGGTGTTGAAATTTACAACGGTTTGGTCGATAATCAAGTGTTCAAGCAAAACGTCTATCAAGCGTTGAGTACAGGTGAGCCGGGTTTTAGCTTCAACTTTGGAGATAAATGGAATGAAACCTTACGAAATGCTTGTACTGAAGTTACCTCCGAAGATGATTCGGATGTTTGTAATCTAGGGAGTATTAATCTTGGTAACATTGAAACCATCGAGGAATTCAAAGATGTTGTGGCCCTCGCTTCCAAGTTTCTTGTCTGCGGCACTCTTCGAGCAGACTTGCCTTACGACAAAGTATACAAAGTCAGGGAAAAGAATCGGCGTCTTGGATTGGGACTCATGGGAATTCATGAATGGCTCCTCCAACGAAAATACAAATATGAAATCAACAACGAACTCAGGAGCTGGTTAGATGTCTACAAAAACAGCAGCGAATCAAGCGCAAACGAACACTGTGACCGGCTCTTCATATCCCGGCCAGTGGCATATCGCGCCATCGCTCCAACAGGCACCATCGGAATCATGGCTTCCACAACTACTGGTATTGAACCCCTTTACGCGGTTGCTTACAAACGCCGCTACCTTACTGACGGCACTCGATGGAAATATCAATATGTTATCGACGGAACAGCGCAACGTCTTATCAATGATTTTGGACTCGATCCAGACTCGATTGAAACAGCCACAGACCTAGCCAATGACCCAGAACGACGAATCAAATTCCAAGCAGACATACAGGATTACGTTGACATGTCAATTTCCTCCACAATTAATCTCCCGTCTTGGGGAAGCAAGGGGAACAGTCCTGACGGTGTTGACCGATTTACTGCCACACTTGCAAGATACGCTCCAAGACTTCGTGGGTTTACGTGCTATCCGGATGGAAGTCGAGGAGGTCAACCCATCACCAAAGTTGAATACACCGACGCACTTAACCACAAAGGAGTAGAGTTTGAAGAATCCGACATTTGCGACATTACCGGTAAGGGAGGATCGTGCGGTTCCTAACCACTCGTTGGATATTCCTTTGCTTAACTACGACGGGACTACTCGATGGCTAACACCACAAGGCTTGATCATCGACACAAACGAACAAGGCCACGTCCGAATCCGCCACCAAAGGAACCCAAATGAAACGAAAGTATGAGGCGGTACTTATCACATGGGATGATGCGGAGGTAAGCAATGACTGGGAAATTCAAGTGGAAGGCACCCCTCTGGAGGAAGCACTTGTGGAGACGCTGGGTTTCCTTGTCAAAGAGACAGAAAAGTACTACGTTGTTGCTTCTACGCTCTCTGCTGATCACACGAATGCACGAACGAAAATTCCGAAAGGAATGGTCAAATCACTCAAGAAAGTCCGAGCATGACACTATGGTATCAGTGGTACACTGGGTTAGTCGTAGGTATCGAGCATCTATCCGACGAACTCGTAGAGGAAGCCGGTGATGAATGGTGTATTGTTCTTCATCTAGGTGTTCTACGAATCTTCTTGTCCAAACAAAAACCGTAATGGGAGTCCGATTAGTTCAAACAGGTAGGATAGCTTGCCCTGTCTGTTTAAGTCCAAACACAACTCGCACTTTTGATCCTGATTGTGGGGACGGGGCGTATGTTGGGTTTACTTGCCACACCTGTGGATTTGAAACTCCACTTATTCCTGTGGCAGTCGGATTTACTTATACAAAGGTAATAAAAAAGCCCACCGAGATTACTCCCGGTGAGCCGCAATAACTTCCTTCAAATGTTTTAAACGGTTAGCCCAGCCTTTCCTAAATGTTTCAAGTTTAGGATTGGCTGAGATAATCTTAGCGTAACGGGCTTCGCGCAATGCGAACAACTGATCCAAATCTCCGTTTGACACCTTCAAAAACTCTTTAGCACGACCAACACCCATGTTAACCGCAGTGTCTACCAAGAACAACTTCTGTCCAAAGGACATGTCCTCAGTAACCACCTTGTCCATGTAATCCCGTTTATACAACTCACAGGCTCGTTCAAGCGTTAGGTTCTTGATGTCTTCGTTAGGATACGCCCGTTTGGAGATTCCGTAGTTGGTTTCTCCACCCGGATCACTTGGATGATTAACGTACCCTCCTTCGGACTTCAGGATGAAATCCAACACCGGGTCCATTACTTAAAGACCGTAAAAACGTGGTCCTTAAGATAACTGACCACGGCTGTAAACAAACCAAACGCAAGTGCCCACACAGAGCCGGTAACAACCTTCTCGATAATGGCTTTACGTAGGTCTTTCTTGCTTTTTAGTTCTTCAATAATCATTTCATGATAACGAGCATGTCCTGAAAAGTCTCCGCCCGGAAAGGCGGAGTTTAGCTTTTCAACATTGTCTTCCAATGCTTCAACACGTTCGTCCAGAGGTTTATTCTCCATGACGAATCCTTTGCTGTTTAATAAATTTCTCAGGAGCGGTTTCCGCTTTCTTGAGGTTACGAATATCTTCGGGAACAAAGGCTTCTTCAAGTGACTTAGTAATCTTGCCATCAAGTCCTTGCCAATCAAGTCCTTTAGCTCTCCATTTAGCTACGAGTTCATCACTAGCTTTACGCAAAGCAAAAGGATTGGCGGTGCCATTTTGAACGTCTTCTTTCAGACGGACAAGCAAAGCAACCTCTTGTTTAAATTCCCGTTGAGCACTTTGGTTGTACGCAAACTTCTGTTGTTTCCACAAACTTTCTTTTGTGGACCTAAACCCAAAGTTTCGTAACATCGCTTCGTCTGGAGTTCGGACATATTCAGCATCACGATCACCCGGATTGATTGTATTGATGTTGCCGTCCGGCCGTTTTTGCGACAGGAAAGCATTTTCAAACACACCCTTTAATGACGCTGGAGTTGCCGCATGAGCCACCGCTGTTTTAGTTGCTTTTTCATCCTTGATTTTTCCAACAATGTTGGTAACAAAACCAGCACCGGGGAGAATCACATCAAGCGCATTGTCCGGAATAATATCGGCCATGCTAGTTTTAGCTTGGAAATCCAAAGCCACATTAGTTCCGGGAATCTTAACGGTACTCAAAGGACCCATCGTTACCCACGTAGGAGCACCTGATTTAAACAGGTACTCTTTGACAGACGGCCACCCAAAGATGTGCGCCATAGCTTCGTAAGTATTGATTCCAATCATACCACTAACACCGGCAGTAAAGAAACTGGTGCCAAGTAGAGCAACCATTGGAGCAAACTCCTTAGTCTTTGCAAACCCAACAAGCTGGTTAACCCAGTTAGCAGGATACTTATGCAAGAAGCCCGACGTTTGACCAATGAAACCACCTGATTCAAACCCCATAGGAGTTTCAAATCCACGGTAGTCCGTCATGGTACGCTCGGTAGCATCCGCAGCCATGCGGTAGAGTTCCTCACCTTTAAAATGTTTCTTGAACAGATTCACAAATGCAAGGTAAGTAATCCCACGTCCACCCAAGTCAGTAGCTTTTACACCACCGTTCCAAACCTTTCCAAAAGCAGCACTGGCCTTGCCTTGGTGCAGTTCATCAATACCTTCCCAACGAGCAGCTTTGATCACATGATTTTGTTTTGCCCATTGAACTGCAGGATCCCCGGCAGTAAATGTGTTTCGGGCAAGGTTAGCAACAACTTTGGTGTACGCCATAGGAGCATCAAACGCAAGTGCCTTGATCTGGCTTTTGTTAAGCCGACTAGACACTGACATCATTTCAGGCAAGGCATTAATCGTCTGGAGCAACTGAGTTGCCATAAACGCCATGTTAGTGGGACCACCCAACAGCAAACCATTTAGAGTAGCCTTAGCCCACGAAGAGGCTTGTTGTACCATGTATGGATTGGTCTCATTAGCGATGTTGTCTGCTAATCGACCTATAGCATTGCGTCGAGCACCAATAGCCTGATCCCGATAAGCATCCATATAGTCTGCCGTATTAGGCAAACGTTTCTTAATGCCTTCAATCAGTTCACCAGCACTCTTATACGCCTTCTGATGTTCAGACCACACAAACGAATTCTCAATGTAACGCAATTGAGCTTCTATGTAGTCCTGCGCATTCTGCCACACATCCTTCTCAAACCTCAAACCCTCTGCACCACCCACAGCCGTTTCCGACTTAGCTTTAGCATGTTGATTGTGTCCTAGTTCAAACTCAGCTTGCTTGGTTTTCCATTCCTTAAACAGTTCATCCATCGCCATAGCACGAGGATCGTCTTTAAGGACGTCCTGCATAAACCGCTTGTAGAAGAAGTCAGCTTGGTTCTCTTGACTACGGAACTTCTCGTAGTTCTTAGGATCAAACGTCTCAAACTTAAAGTCCTTACCGAACTTAGCTTGAAACTCTTTAACCAAGGAGTCATGACCCCAACGAGTATTCTCAGAAAGAACATACACCGGCTTGTCGTTTTTATCCCGTACAATGGTCTTAAATGCACCGCGGAATGTGGAAGCCATGAAACCCTCACGAGCACTCAACGGCTCTTTACCAATAGCCACACGAGCCTCATTGATCTTAACAAGGGCAGCATCCTGAGCTTTGGTCAGTGCATTGTAAAACGCAATTTCCTTTTCACCATACCCGGCCTTCTGCATAACTTCAGGAGTAACTCGTTGCTTCCCCTCGTACTTCATCATCAGGGCAACAACGTCCATGCGCTCTTGCTTAGACATTTCTTTGGCAATAGTCATTGCAGGGTGAACCAGAGCATCAATAGCTTTAAGGGCCAGCTTGTTACTTTGGTCAAACATTTCGTAAGCAGAACGAATGAAAGGATTCTTCTCAACTTTAGCCATTATGTTCGCACCACTGACTACAGTCTTACCCGCAATCTTTGCTTTGTTTGTGATGTCTTTGTTGAAATCCGCATTCTTAGCCAACACTTCCGCAGCGTTAGTGCCTTGCTGCGTGATGCCGTCATAGACAGAGTTGATTGCCGCAGGCAAACCCTTAACGGCGCTTTGCAACGAGGCGTTCTTCTCAAATACCGAAGAAGCCGCTTTACCCACACGATCCAAACCTTTTTGAAGAAAGTCCGGCAACGGAACCCCGTTACCCATCATGATTGGTCCGTTTTCACTGCCCGGATACCGTTGAGCAGCATTTGCAGGGTCTTGAGGAAATACATCTTTGATGTACCCCGCTTGATACTGGGTATTACCATACTCTTGTTCAAGGGCGGGTAACGGATCAGCATTCCTTAATTTTTTGTCGATTGATTTAATAAGGACAGGAATTCGATCTAGTTTCTTTTCCGCAAACACGTCCATTCGATGGCGACCTTCATGTTCTTCTACTTTGGCGACTCCCCGCTCGTCAATGCGGATTCCCAGTTGGGGGATGGAGTCCCGATCATTTAAACCCTCCTCAGTTTGTAGTCCTTTGCGAATTTCCTCACGCTTTAGTTCTGACATTCCTTGGAACTGTTTTCGAGAAAAATCTCGCGCCATAGCTAACGAGTGGAACGTAGCAGGCCGCATCCAAACTAACCGCTCAGTGCCCCGAGGATCAAGTGATTTTCTTTTAGCGGCAACTAGTTGCTCTTTGCCAAACGTCCCAATAAACCGCGAAAGAACTCTACTTGCGCCGTCCGACATTCCTTTTACTTTGTCCAGCAAACCGATTACGCCGAATGTTTGGAGTTCGGGATGAATCATCCCGCCCTGCTTTTTTCCCATGAATCTCCCAATCGAATTACGATTCGGATCAAACGGTCTGCCAGCACTAGGGGTCAAACGTGTATTACGAGTACCCGAACGTTCAATAGGAAGAGCTTTGTTACTTTTATCAAACACACTCAATCCATTACGAGCAGTTGAATGTTGTACGGGAGGAGCATTCTTTTCCCCAGTAGTCCATGGATGGTTAGCATCAAATCCGTGATTAGCCAATTGTGCTTCCAACTCACGGGCACGCCAAGCCGCGCCCGCTTCACCACGACGAGCTTCAGACAACCTTTGATCCAGTTCACGAAGCAGCATCTGTGCTGCGGGGTCATCCGTCAGATGACTAATACGATCCTTGAAAGGAAACCCACCAGCACCCTCTTCACGCTGACGTTTAAGGGCTTCAACTAACCCAGCACCTACAGATGGGGCAGCACGGTTGGGTTCAAAACCAAACCCTGTGTCAGTGTCCGGTAGACTTGACAACCGGCCATCACCACGAACAGGAGGCTGATTACGGCCGTCAAAGGTTTTTTGAATTCCACCTTGTACCAAAGGAACTGGTTCCGGACCCGGCCTTTGGAGTCCGTCTCGAATAGCATTAGGATCAAACGTTTCGGGAAAAGGGGTCCGTCCCGGTTGCTCAGGAAGAGTCGGTGGCACCGGCTCCGTGAGCTTTGGTGACAGTTGACTATACGGCCCCATCGCCTGCTCACCTTCACGCAAAGGAATTGGGATTTGACTTTCCCGCGCCCGTTTGGCATTAAATTCAGCAATGGCTTCTTGCTGTTTGCGTTTGGCTTGTTCAACCAAGAACGGGTCAGTACCTTTCAAACCACCCTCAAGAGGAATAGGAGTATTCCTAGCATCCTCTGTCATTTGATTTGCACGCTCACGCCAGAAAGCTAACTCTTCCGGAGTTTCGTTAATCGGACGCCCATTAGTTACACCACGCTCCCGCGAAACGGGAACAGCAGCTTCAACCGGAGGAGCAGCCAACTCTTCTTTAACAGGCATACCGTTTTCGTCAAGAGTCCAACGACCTTGCCCTGATTTGCCCTTACCCGAAGCATTGTACGGAGTTGTAGTGCCTTTATTCAGTTGAGCATCTAGAGCATTGATCTCTTTCCATGCATCGGCTTGATCACCAGCTTTACCCATCTCAGCATCAACAGCATCCAACTTAGATTTGGTGAGTTCTGGAGCTTTCTCGCCCTTCTTGAAGAAAGGCTTTCCGTTAAGTTTGCCACCGGCAGGAATAAAGTTACCCAGATACCCAGCAATAGAACGTTCCGCTGCCTGTGCTTTAGAGTCAGCAATGCCTAGGCGTTTGGCTTCGTCTTCACTGACACCAGCAATACCGAGAGCATTCAACGGTATCCGGACTAGATTGCCCCCAACTTCTTCAGCCTTGTCAAACCCTTGTCCAATTGTGTCCATCGATTGACGAGTAAACTCATTGGGAGGAAGTGCCTTGTTAATATGGGTCATCGGATTAGCTTCTTCCGAATTAGCCATAATTTGATCAATGTTTTCGCCAGTCATCGGACTAACGAGAGCATTGCCAAGACCATACCCCAATTGAGGAACTAAGCCAACCAACGAACCTGCTGTACGACCAACAGCCGACACAGCACTTCCAAACCGCTCAGGAAGCTCTTTAATAGTCTGCATAGCAGGACCATCATCAGACGGAGCAGCACTAAATTGTTTGTGCCAAGCTTTCATTGCCCGAGTAGCTTCGAAATCATTCTGAAACTCATAGGCATTTCCATCAGGCATTGTATACTGTGGCATTTATATTCCTTTAGTTATTCCCATTGTCCCGTAGCACTATTCCATGTGCGGGGTCTAGGTACAGCTCCATTCGTTCCATTACCATTAGGAACCGGATTCATATTAGTTAATTCGCGGAAACGGTTATCTCCAACTTGAGCGGACGCGGCTCGTTGAGAAACAATTCGAGTTTGCATGTCTTTAACCGCTTGTTTGGCGTTAGGCAAAGACATTGTAGTTCCATCAGGTAACTCAATGTAAGGATCAGTGTTTTCATCCGCCTGAGAAACCAGTTGACTCATCCATTCAAGTTTCTGGACTGGGTTTGCCTTTTTCCATGCGGCATCCGCTTCTTTTTTAGCTGCATTAGCACGCTGATCCGCAGAATAACGGGTAGCTGCATCATGTCCAGCCGCAATTTTTTCATTGGATTTGGCTTTTTCACGTTCAGCCGTTAATGTCGCAATGTGAGCAGGAGTAACGTTCATCATGAATGTGCCTGCACGCTCTAGTTGAGCGCGCATCTGATCCGGAGGCAATTTTCCAAACGCTTCCCAAGCAGGTGCCATGCTTTCGTGAGCACCCCACGGACGGCTAGCAATAATTTCTTTCATTGCTGGACCCTGTGCTTCCGGAGGAAGACCCCCAATGTAAGCCGCTACTTGGGTCATGTCTTCACCCATGCGCTTCAGGGCTTTTGATTTATTACCTCCAAGGGTTTCATCAACTCGGGAGTCCAGAGTTCGTTGATCGTAGTCACCCTGAGCTTGAAGAGTTCGGGATTGACCACGTTCACCCGCACGAATGGTGTTATAATGATCTGTAGTTAGCGTATTTGCATTACGGCCAGCAGCGTCACTGACAGCCATTTCGTTAGGCATCTTAGCTTTGTACAGCTCGTTTTCTTGATTGATTTTTGTCAAATCCGCCAACGTCAATGCCCGATTGTTCATATTGGCATCTTGTTGAAAAGCCCCCTGCATACCCATATAGGCACCGGCAGAGCCGCCCCCCATAAGGTCTGCAAGGGACTGCGCCTGCTGCGGATTGATCTGAGGATCAAACATTGGCATTATGCACTCAACTTAGAAATGGCCGCCCACAGGCTAGGATCAAACAACGTATTGAATTGATTACCCTGAGCTGAAACTAAACTGTTGGCTAGGCCAATTTGACCAGACATATTGGGTTGTTGACCTGCCATTTGAGCAAGACGGCTGCGGAACGTATCAGCTAAACCGGCAGATGCACGGTTAACGGCAATGTTCTGGGCAGTACCACCCATCTGGGAACGGAGTCCATTTTTAGCTGCTGTAGCACCGTACTGTTGATTGAAGTTATCCATCCCAGCCTGATACTCCGGCATATTCTTGAAGAAATTGGGATCATCATATGAAGCTTGCAGCCGTTGCCGGAAAGGTGCTCCCGGATCGCCTTGCGACTGAAACTTACTCATCAAGTCTTTATAAGCTCCAACTTTTTGATTTTGATTGTACAAATCAAAGAGCTTCCGGCCAATAGTGCCTTCCGGACTTTGAAATGCTTTAAAGATGTCGTTAAGACCAAACGAAGAAGGGTTCATAGCCGCCTGCGATACGTTAACCGGAGTGTTACCTAGAAAACTAGATGCTCCGGGATTGAGTCCATTAATTGATCCGGCAGAGCCGGGTGAACCATAAAGGTTGTTAAGTCCGGGACCACCCATGCGCATATTAGCGCCTTGGGAATCCAGTCCACCACGAACGGCTTGATCCAGTCCTTGGGGAGCTTGGGGATCAATGGGACCAACCTGATCAGGAATATTACCAATGTTCTGCATTGGTTGACCATCAGCATAAGGCACATTTGATGTTGAGGCGGGTGTCGGGCTATTTAAAGCCTGTTCAATGTTGGTTGCTGCGGCAGGGTCATTGCCCATAAATGTTTGGGCAAGTCCCGGATCAAATCCACTGGGCATCCCACTAAACAGTCCCGAGAGAGGATCACCGGCCTGACTTCCAGCCCAACCAGCAACGTCCCCGGCAGTGGAGTTAATGATGTTATCTAACCCATAGCCTAGTTCACCAGCCCCGGCTCCACCGGCAGCGGCGGCTGCACCTGCTCCACCCAATGCCTCGCCACCACCAAAGAATCCTGCCATTGCATCACCGGTAATTCCCGCGTTAATCGCGGAACCGGCCCCACCTAAACCTCCAAGACCAAATCCAAAACCACCTGTAGCAAGACCAATTCCACCAAGAGCCAGCATAGGGAGGAATGAACTAAACCAGTCACTCCCGCCATTTTTCTTTTGATCAGCCATACCTGTTGCGGCCGATTGTCCCTGTTGAGCAGTTTCAGCCGCTTGATTGTATTTACCTGAGTTTTGATAATCATTCCAAGCATTACCGTATTTATCCGGGTCCATGTACCCAAGACCTTGGATGTAGGCTCGTTTAGCAGCTTCAGGACCCCACCATTGCTGATCATTGGATGTGTTGCCTGTGTGTTGGAGGTAGGCATCCATCGCCTTACCCCACGTTCCTTGACCCAGTTGATATTGGTCACCCAGACCCTGCAAATCTTTACCAATGCCGCCCCAAGACCCTCCGTAATTGGAGGATTTAATTAACTCAGGGGAGTAATCAACTGACTGCCACGGATTGCCTTGCGGCTTTCCTGTAGGGGTTGATGTGGAAGCCAGTCCTGCCATTGGACTCGATTGGTCATTTTGGCTATCGTCAACTAACTCACCATTTACAAATTGTTGTGCCATGTTAGACCTTTATAACAGAAACATAATAAGTGCGACTAGCAGGATCAATTGCCCCCGCCGTAGGGTTGCTTGCTACAATAGTTACCGTGTCGGCTGCGGAAACATAAGCATATAGAATTAGACCTGCTTCCATTGTTCCACTGGGGTTGACAATAACACTATCGCCAACCTGTGCTCCTGTAACAGTTAAAGTTGTTGTTGAGTTGGTTAGCGTTGCAATGCTGGGAAAGTCAAATACTTTACTCCCAGCCAAGGACCTTGTTAAGTGATAAACAGCCCCTGCAGGTAAAACCGATTGTAGCGAGCTATGTGCACGCAAGGCGAGGTCCGAAAGATTACTACCTGCCTTACCTACAATGGCCCAAGGAACGCTGCCAGAGGTCTGCAAATACGTTCTAAGCTGGCGATACCACTCAAGCCAAACAAATGAGTTATTGTCAGTTACATTAATTGGTGCGGGTGGAAGTGCCATTATGTTTGATGTTTGTTAATGTAAAGTTCAATTGCTTCGACCCTAAATGGAAAATTATCTGTGTATGTTACTTTAAATGCTCGGCGTCGAAACATTCCAAGTCGCATTAAAAAGGGACGATTTGAAATGTCTACAGATCGCGGAGTTGAAAAACTAACGTAATCGTTGTCACTGTAACTAATGAATGCGTTTGAGGAAACACTTGTACGGTCACAAATTATTACAAAACTGTGGCAAACTTTACGGTCATTATCATCAAAATCAATTAGACTTGTGGTTGCTTCTACGAGAATTGCCGTGCCGTCATCTTGATATGTCAGCGGATCAAATTTGTAAACCTTGCCGTTGCTTGTGTGTTGCATAAGAGCAGCCCCGGAGAAGTCACAACTAAACTGACAACTAAACGGACCATGTGATCCAGCATTGTTAGACGACCATTCATGCCACATCTTTTCTTCCAAATCGTACACCACAGTTCTGGATGTAAGATTTAGAACATAAAACTGGTGTCCGCCTTGTCGAATGGTAAAAGCACTGCAATTAATAATGTTGGTGCCTTCGGCATCGATTAAACGGTCAACCCATTCAATGCTAACCTTCTTTGGTTGGAAAGCTTCAATCTGCCACACAGCACGCCCACCTAACTCAGATTCACCCACAAACAAAATGTTTTGTTCAAAAGAAGTGGTGGAGTTAAATCCTGCACAACCTACTTGCTGACTTGCGCCATCATTGCGTGCAAGGGGAGATTGATTAACGTTTGCTGCATCAAAAAAGAACTCAATGGAGTTTTCACCAAAGGCCACAAGTTGATTGTTTTGTCGCCCAAGCGCCACGATATTATCAGGGTACATTTCAGCAGACAAAGACATAATCGGATTCCATGAAGTAGGTAAATCTACATCACAGTTAAAAATCTTATCTGTCGAGGTCTGTGACAAGAATACATAACCATCCAAGAACACAGGAGTCGGTTGGTGGGGGCTAGGAAATCCACCGTAATATCCTCGGCAAGTCCAAGTCACAGTTCCATCTACCACCGTATTACCTACAGTAGTGAGCCATAAAGGCTCGCCAAGGGCCGTTGTTCCCGCTGTAGTGACCTCATAGTACAACGAATTAGCAACCGTAGGTCGCCGTTTAGTCCCTAACGTCAATGCCGTTACCGCAGTCCATGCAGAATAGGTGGGATTAACTTGAGTCACTGCATCGGCAGTAGTAATCAAATAACCGTCTGTTCCATCACAAGCAAACAAATAACTGGTAGGACCATTAATAGCCACAAATCCTACTGCACCTGTAGAAGTGTTGAGAGTTAGGATAAGAGTTGTACCGGAGTAAAGTTTGTTTCCAAACACACTGTATATCCTACCCTGCCAATAAAAAATACCACGGCCGTTGGCCGTGTTGCCGGGATTAACCTGAGTACTTAACCCCGGACGTTTAATCAAATAGATTCGTTTACCATTGTTTAATGGATTTTTAACTGCCTCCGGAAAGCAATTAATGTAGCGTTGGTCCTTAGAACCAGTAGCATCCCGAGAATTATGGGAGCCTACAAAAGGAAGCCTTTGTGTCTTGTATGTAGATTCGACAGGATTCTTGGTAAATGCCATAATTACTTTCTTTGGTTGTATGCTGGTTGTATAAACAAGGAGGCGTTTTCGTATCCAAGTTCTTGTGCCATTTCAGCATACATGGTTGCTTTTTCTTTTAATGCATCTTGGTCTTGTTTGGGTAAACCAAAGCTAGGTCCAAGCGCGTGAGCTAAAAGAAACGTAACTGGCAAATCCCATTCAGTAGGGAAATCCGGTGTGTCCAAAGCAGCATTGAAGTCTTGAAAAGGCCGATGATACCGAATGTATACTTGACAGTTAGCAATAGCATATGTATCCGGAGTGGGGTACATGTAAAGCACACCACTGGGGTTGTCGGGAACGTATGCTACTTGAACCGGAGGACCGGTTACATCCTTTTTGCCCAATCGGTTATACGTGTCAATAGAAACGATTTCCAGAGGAGTATCAGCACCAGTCACATTGTCATGCCGCCACGCTTGAACAATTTTCAAAGGTTTGGCAATGTTAACTGTTTGTCCAATACCACAAGTGTACTGCGCAGTAGCTGTCAGTGTTACTGCTTGTTGCTTGGTTGCCCAAAGAGGCAAACCAATTTGCCCCGGAAGAGTTTTAATAATTCCATTTAGGAAACGAGCGGCTTTGGTGATTTGTGCTGTATTTGGAGTATCCGATTCATCAATGGCACCCACCATACCCAAAGCATCCGTGATTATTTGATCACGGGTCATTTCCCAAACATAAGTGCCTGATGTTGCCATTAGATTAATCCTTCGTTTTTAGCGGCCCCTTCGCAATGGCCGGGTTGTATAAAATTTAATATTTTGCATATGGATTTACAGAACACACAATTTCGGCGACGAGAACCACATTCGGCCGAAACGGTATATTCACCACCCCACCCAAATAAAGCTGACATCAATTTGTCTTGTGTACGAAGAATGTCTTTTGCGTAGTTTTGATCACTAAACACAGCCCAAAAGGCAATAAAAACACTTGAAATTGAGGCCAACGAAAAGGGTAACCATAATACAAAAATAGCAACGAGAATTATGATTAAAGTTTTCATGACAAATTATATTAGAGGCGGTCCCGGTTGCCACGGGGCCGCTTGAGAGTTCAGAGCGGGAAGAACCTTCTCAATGATAGCGCAAGAACCTCCACCGCCATTGGTAGTAAATGGATTGCCACCGGCTCCATATCCAGTGGAGCTTTGAATGAGGGTTCCATTTTTGTCGGATTGCGCCCCTTGACCTAGTAAGGAGTTTCCGCCAAAAGACACGAAAACCGTGTTTAGATTGCCATCCGAAAAGTTGTCGTACTTCCCTGCCCCACCTTGCCCACTGATCACTTTGCCTGTAAACGAGGCGTCCACTGAAGGACTGCCGCCAGTAAGGGCCACGCTCCCTGTCGCGGTGAGGAGTGTCTTCCCGTCAACCGTGAAAGTACTGCTCACGCCTAGACCCCCACCCGCGATGGTGACGATCCCGCCTGTCCCAACCCACCACGCTATGATCCACCCACCTGCGCCGCCGTTGTTCGACCCGCCGCCCTGCAAGGTAATCTTGTAGAGTACACCATACTCGGATTTGAAAGTGCCCGAGGTGACGGGGAAGATAAATGGGGCACCCATCTGAATGGGGTCCGTTGGGTCTGTGCGCCAAGGGCCGACACGCTCGAATCCGATAGGCCCTCCACCCGGACCATAAGCTGCTTTATTAGACATGATTAAGCGTCGTTATATTCAACGTCAATGTTCGCGGCCTGCGAAATCCAGCAGGCGGCGTACAGAATTGCTGTTGTACCAATCAAAACCTTACCAACTAATTCGGGTACTTCGGCATAGCCCCCACGCTGCGTTGCCGACAGGGCACCAATTGCTGCCAAAGCTACGTCGCAAAGAAAACGTTTTGTCGTTCCGTTGTCGTAAGATACAAAAAAACTGATTTTATTGGCTGAAGCTGCGGTGGCAAGGGCATGAATACAGCGAACGCGTGAAATGCGGCGACCGTTTGTGCTACCAGCCAAAACCTGAATCATGTTTGTGCCGATTGTTCCGGTTCCGTCCACCGCCGCATTTAATGTTGTTACTTGCGTTTGTGCCTGTCCCGGAGTAGTAAAATAAATTGCAGATGTTGCCATGATAATCCTTTAGATAACGCCGCGTGCGGCAAGAAAAAAATTAATGTCCGTTCCTGCGCCACTTGAAGCGGCAATTGCGGATTGAACAAAAGCCGTGGTTGCGACTTTAGTTGTATTGTCAGAACTGGGGGTTGCTGTAGTTGCGGTTGCTGCCCCCAATGCGGGAGCGTTAAGCGAGGTAATGTCCGTGTTTGCTCCACTAGCAGCCACCCCTAAATTAGTTCTAGCCGTTGCGGCAGTAACATCAGAAAGATTGTTACTTTTTAACGGGTAGGAGGTGTCCGCGCCCGTAGCGGATACACCTAGAGCCGTGCGTGCTTGGGCTGCTGTTGTAGCCCCGCCAAAAACTGTTTGCCATAGGACATCAACACCGTTTAACCACGTAGAAATAACTTTTGTCGAGCCATCAATAAAATTTGTAAGAGCCATTATAAATATCCTAAGTAGACATTACCAGCAACCATACACCCTGCCACAGCTTCTCCGCTAATGGAAGATTTTCCTAGTGGGGTGCAAACAGGTCTGTCGCCTGTATCAATGTATGTTACTGAAATAAATTGATCATCAGGCTCGTGCCTAGGATCAGTTACGTTATTATGTTCGGCAGGAATTTTAATAAAATCTGCAACGTGGCGATGTTCAAAATCATCTTTACAAACAATAAATCCGTCCCAACGTTTTTTAACATCGGTGTTTTTGAACTTGTTGCCACATACATCACAGATTACATTCCATGCTCCGGATTTAAAGTAGAGTTTCATTTAAATAAAGTTGCAAACATTGCAGTAAAGGTTGGAAAATGTGTTTGCCAGAAAGACAAAGTTGCTTCATTTGCAGTAGTCAATGGATTGTCTGTAGGCACCCCATCATTTAATGCTAATTCAAACAGAGCGTCAACTTCCTCAGATGTTTTGCCTAAAGCAAGGCCAATATTTGTTACTAAAGGATTGTCTCTACGAAATTCTGTGGCGTATTGCCAAGCATCTTGTGTGTTCTGGTCTGATGCTTTTACAGCAGCTTCAACAGCAGCACGCAGTCCTAGCGCGTTGAGCGCCTTGCGGATTTGCCAAGGGGTTACGGCCGGAATGAGGAGTGAGGGGGGCGGCAGCAACGCTGCCCACGCTGCCTCATCGCCAACAACGTAAACCAACGCGCCGTGCGTTTGTGAGGGCGCAACCATGCCGATCACGTTGGGAATGCGGTATGCCTCTGCGAGGGTAGGAACTTCTATCATGGGTAGATCAACTCCAAAAGGACGCGCTCTAGCTGCAAAATTTCCGCGCCAACAACTTTCTGTACGGTCATGGCAACGGTGACAGGGGCCGTTGTGTCGATGGCGGAGGTTGTACCACTGCTGGCGGATTGCCCTCCATAAGGGGCAACCATGTTGCCGGGGATGTTCGCTATCTGCGAGTTAGTCACGCCCCTGTTCTGAACGTAGTGAACTGTGTTCAGTAGTTGGTAGCCACCCGTCCCGCTGGAAAATGGGTACTGCCACAAAACCGTGCCGCCGAAAGTAAAGGAAACGGTTTTGTTGTTGACTGAATTTGAAAGGTAGTAGTTGAGGTTGGCGCGCACCGTACCCTTCGTGCCCATGATCCCGGCAGGAAGCGTGTATGACCACATCGTGTTTAGATTGGTATCGGTGGGGGACAGGGTGTAAGTTGCATCGGCGTACAGCACGCACCTTCCATTCACGGGTCGCCAAATACTGCCGGTCCAATACCACAACGAATTATTGGCATCCGTAACCATATAAGTATCCCCAATAGTATTACCTGTTGGAGAAAGAGCAGCAAAGGTACTAGAGCCTTTTACTCCTCCTCCGCCACCAGCAACTGCTCTAAGCATGGTTAAACTCCTTCGCCGATAGTCACATAGAGAGTGCTACCTGTAGCAGCAGCAATTGCATTAATGTTTGTAGTTTTTTCACCAAGCCAAAACACTTCCGACGTATTGGGAAGCATGGGCATATCAGTTGTTGTAGTAGCTGTACCTGTTCCAACTGAAAAATTAAGAAACACAACCTGTGTTCCTGAGTTGACAATTCGAATTGATTGTCGCCCTTGGTTTTTAAATGCACCAAGAGCAATTGTTCCTGTAGTACCTGTAACCGCCAGATTAAGGGTATTCACACCTTGAAGTGGTTTAGGATTAAACGGACGAATATAAACTTGCATGTGAATCCTTTAAATGAAAAAAGGGAGACTCCGAGAATCCCCAGAACCTCCCTTTAGATTTTTAACTATTAACGAACGTACTTGATGATCACGTAAATTTCACCGCTTGTCGGATTACCCGTGGTCGACGTACCATTAATCCACAAGGGATAGGTGGCAAGCATCGGAGGGTTATACGGTTGCAGAATCCCCGTTACCGGAGATACAAAACCATACGTACCTGAAGCAGTAAACACGTTAAACGCGCTTGCATAAGTTGTTGCGCCAGATGTAGCACCAATGCTCATAGTCGCTGCTGAAATCGAACCACCAGCAAGCTGGGTTTTATTCCAATACGAAATTTCAACAATCGAGGCATCCGCAGGAAGCGTAGCCACAAGAGTATTAACACCAGTTGTACTAAAGTTGGTGTTCGTCAACTTAACTACTTTGGTAATTACATCTTTTACCTGAAACGAATCAAACGGTCCTGCTGTATTAGGATCAGTAAAAATAAGAGCCATAATTTTTCCTTCACAGAAATGGGGGAACTTAATCCCCCATCAAGTTACTATTAAGCTCCCGGCGAACCGTAAATGCAGCGCGGATCAGTCCAACCAAACGAGTAACGACCAGTAGCCTTGAACTTAGCGTTCTCAGTGTCCCAATCATTGTCCATGTCAAACGAATCAGCCCGACGTTCAAAATACTTCAGCCCGTCCGCAACATTAGTTTGAACAAACCAAACGCCGTTACCAAGAGTAAGAAAGTGGTTCTTGATAACCTTGGGAATCGTGCCCAGAGTTTTCAGAACGTTCATGTCGTTGTTGTCAGTGCCAACGCGACCATCCGACTTCAGAATACGCGCCGCTTCAAACTCAAGCGCCGGAGGGATAATCAGGGCTTTAGGCATCACCGCGATTTTAAGGCCGCGATCATTAGTAAAGGCTTGAATATCAACCGAAGCTTGCTCAAGAGCCGCTTCCGAAAGGTCAACCGCAGTAGCCACACCATTGGTGTAAGTACCGCCGGACACGTTAGGATGACTTGCCGAACCACCCCCGCCAGCAGAGCCGATCAGCGAGGCACCGTCACCACCAACATACGAAGTGTTAAAAGCACGGTTCAGAATGTTAGCGCCAACGATTTCCTTGGTTTGACGCATCGAGAAAGCCAACGAAGTAGCCTTCTGTTTACCAACCACATCATATTGGTCGTCATCAAACGCCTCGCGCGTAACGATAAAGCCCAGACCATACACAACGTGTTGGTAACGGACCGTGAACCCTTGACGGGCCACATCGTATTGCACCGGAGCGCCTTCAGATTTAACAACTGCAAGACCGAAACCAGACACACCCACTTCTTCTTCAAACTGACGTTTGGAAGTGTTTTGCGAAAAGATTTGCGACCATTCAACCGGGTATTGGTCATAGGTTTGACCGTACCAAGTTTTTACACCGGGCCAGAGTGCTTTAGCAAACGAGCCAGTAGAAATAATACCAGACATATTCTAGCTCCTTTATTAAGCAATACCAGCCGTACCGACAGACTTGAACTGATGGACGTTAAACGTCACAAGAGCTTTAGCACCGGTAGAGGTAGGATCATTATCAACACGCTGGGCATAGCCGATCAGGTTGAAAATAAGAGTTGCAGTAGTGGCTTTGGTCGACATGTCGAGAACCGCCGGAGAGACAGTAGTCGAAGTAGTACGGGAACCCAGAGCAAGGTTAGCATTAAGGCCGACGTCAACAAGAGCTGTCGTGCCTGAAGTTTCAACTTCCATGACCAGATCAGGAGCGTCAGCAACCAGAACATAGGCAGCAGCACCCGTGTTAACCTGAGTCAGCGCAGGAATATCCAGCGCAGTCGAACCTGTGGTCAGTTTACCAACCGGGTCAAACTTAGAGTTAAGAATTCCAACAACAATCCCAACGGGAGTGTCGCCAGCAGCAGCGCGATCAACGGTAGCAATACCGTTGGCGTCAGCAGTGCCGCCGTATTTTACAGGATCACCCGCAAGAATAATGGACGAAGCAGACGAAACATAATACAAATTCGCTTGACCGTTATAGGGGGCACCTGTAGTATGTTTCACCGGCCGGAATCCAGTCGGTTTCGATACATTTGCCATTTAATATCCTTCAATATTAATGGTCTTACTTTTCGATAGTAATCGTTCCAGTAAGACCTGAAGGCGCTTTTAGTGTTTGTTCGCTTTTATCAACTTCTGTTTGTTCTGTTGCCCGATCCTCATCCCAATACTCTTTCTTGATTCGCATCAAGACAAGTTTATTTGGGCCTGAAGGAGTAGTAACAACAGAACCAACTGGAGTTGGGTCAGCCGCACGTTTATCACCAATTTGCACCTGTTTAGTTGTAGTGACTACTTCGTATCCCTGTTCGCGGAGATCGTCGATACGTGTGTCAGTGTCATATGCAAAACGGTACTTATGATCCTTGTCATCCTGATATTCTTTAGGAAGGGTAAGTTTGTTTCGCACACCGTTAATTGGGCTTCTACGAACCCGACTAGTAACTGCCATTTTTAGCGTCCTTTCGCATCAATTGCACGAAGTTCTTTGATGTATTCCGCGCGGGTCATGATTCCGCTACGTTCAAAGTTCCGAGCAACACGTTCTTCATCTTCACTCAGGGAATAACCCGAGGTCTTTACCGTTCCCCTATTGGACGGCGATTCTACGGCGGTCTTTGGCCGATTCACGTTAGTAAACTTTTCGGGATAAAGTTTCTTGATTTGTCGTTCAACATAGTCAAGAACTTCTGTCGGAGATTTACCCGGATTCTTGGATTTATATCCAACTCCAAGAGCATCGGCATCCTCTGCCATGTCTTTATCCGACTCATACCACTTATTTTTACTAATCCATTGATTAAGTTCTTCAGGCAATTCGTTTTGGGTTTGTGTAACCGCAACTTTTTGTGCCTGTTTGACTTCCATAATTTGGTCGTCGATTGCAATCAAAGCATCCGCGTCACCTTCTTCAAGGGCCGTTCGCTTCTGATCTTTCAGAGAATCTAGAGCACGTTTAAACTCTGTTTCTTTGACTCGCTTGTGATGTTCGGAAAGTTGATCTAAAGCTTTTTGAGTGCTTTTGGCTTTACGGGCCAATTCGTCAATCTTGGAGAACAACTCCCCACGATCAACAAACTCTTCAGCAGAGCGCCACTTCTTGCCTTCATTGGCAGGGTTGGCTTCAAATTCTTCTTTAGATGTCCAGCCCTGATCACGGGCTTGGCTTTCAATCGGATCAATATCCGGTGCGTCGTTAATTTCGTCGCTCATTTACATTCCTTTAATAACACAAACAATGTCTTCATCATTCAGAAGAACGAATTCTTCTTTAGTCTCAGGGTCTTCAATGTACTTGCCAGCGTGTCGCGCAAACGCAATGTAATCGCCAACAGCACACCACGGATCACCACCAAAATCCTTCCATGCAGTATGTCCAATCGCAATAACAATTCCTTTATCAACTGCATTTTGTTCCAAACGAATTTCTTTAAATTCTTTGGGGATTTCAATTCCGGCTCGTTTAGCGGCTTTGAAAGTGTCATCTACATCTTCAAGCTTATCATGACGAATTAGAATTCGGTGTCCACAAGGGGTTAGTGCCATATATTCTCCTATTGAATAAAGTCTACATCTTGAATCTCACGTAGGGCAAAAATAACTCCTGCGTGAAACCGATCATTGCTGGAATCTAGCCCAGCGGATAGGGAAAGCGCCTCAATAATATCAAGGCGTCTCCCATTTACTTGTTCGAAGAACTCTTTCGTGCCGGGGTGTTGCCGCCACTCTTCGTATTGTTCCTTTGTAATTTATTCATCTCCTGTGTATGAACAACTTTTTGCTGATTCAATGCTTGGTTAGTTTGTAACTTACCCAAGGCATCAGCCATGAAAATCTTTTGATTATGCTCTTTAGCAGCAGCGTCAAGTTGAGCTGTTTTAGCTTTGGCTTGAATAGCAACGGCATGTTCTTGTGCCTTCATTGCCATTTGCTGTTGTTTATCACGTCCGTCCAGTTCCATCTTTTGTTGGAGGGCTTGGGATTTAACCGCAGCACTCTGTTGTTCCATCTGCATCTTCATTTGCATTTCTTGCGTTTTCGGATCAGGCGGAGGAGGACCTTGACGAATCAGTTGCTCCCACTGGGGTTGTTCCTGAGCAATAAGAATACGCTCAGTAACCTTCATAGGATCAATTGTGCCAAGAGGCATCAATTCCATCAATCCTTGCGCTTTTTGCAGTTTTTCTTGCTGCGAAGAAGCATTCGGATCGGCAGCCGGACAAATATCGTAACCCTTTTGACTGAAATCTTCAGGACCGATAGGTTCATCCAAAACCATTGTTTCTGTATTAGGGTCAACGTACAAATAATTTAACCGATACAGCTTTTTAAATTCTTTGGACAACGAACGGTAAATCCGCTTGTAAATTGCAGTAAACACTTTCATGCCCTGCTCTACAGTTGCCATTGTGGTAGTTGCGGGAGTGTTTTGCCCCGGCATCTTACCTGTAAAGATTTCTGCAACAGATGCCAGCTCTTTAGTAGACTGGATAATCAGTTCCAACAGCTTAAAAAGAACCGGTGACGGTTCCTTGGTAGGCAGCGGGAAAATTTGTTGTTTAATGTCTTGACCAGTTGCATTAACGGGCTTCCATTCTCCCGGTTTAAACTGGGAGTCGCCCATCTTAATACGCAATCCTTTACCGATGAATCCGGATTGAAGGTTGTTCAACGTACCTGCATCAATCAGTTGGTTGATCAACGTGTTGGCGGAGTCATTCAAAGGTCCAAGCAAATAACCGAACCCAATTCCATAAAATCCACCATCAGGGTTAGGAATAAACTCATACTTTGTGTAAAAATTTAAAGGCTCAATCTTTTGGATTTTACCTTCTTTGGCTTTGATTGAATCTTTAGCAAACCGCGGAGTAATCCGAAGAACTTCCTTAGATTGCTCTTCAATCAGAATAACGTAAGGTTCGGCATACCCATCTTCATCTAGATCATAAAACATGTGCTGTTCAAGCAACATGTATGGCGTGGTGTCATCCAAATTACCCGGTTTAACCATTCCTGTTTGATCTGCCTTGTCATCATATTTCTTAGGGCTGGGAAGATCAACTTCCCGATAGATTTCCAAACGCTGGTTTTCAGTAACCGCTCGCTTAGATTTCCAGACTACTTCTGTAATTCGTTCAGAGTTGTCCAAATCCTTGGTCCAGTAATTAACCACCAAATTCTTGGGATCAACTAACACTGAACTGTTTTTATCGGACGATTGATCGTGAAACGTTTTCTTAAAAACTGTACCGGCAATAGGAAGCATAAAGAGAAGCTTGTCCATGTCTTCTTCCCAATTGTCCATTTCGTGAAGAACTTGAAAAGACATAAACTTGGAAACGCGATCAGCACGTTTCTGCTTTTCCATTTGCGGGTCAGAACCAATAACCTGAGCCTTTACAATCCGACCATCCGAAGGGATTAGTGTGGGATATGCACGAGCTGCAAACTGCATAGCAGCCGTGGACACCAAGGGAAACTTTACGTTCGAGGCATTCGGCCAAGGCCACGACTTTTCTTCCTTGACCTGCACGGCTAAATTTAGCCACTCATCGTATTGCTTCTCCCATTCAAGGCGGGATTCTTTGTCGTTAATGTAACCTTCGTGTACTTGCATACCGATGGTTTTAAGGACATCATCATCAATATCTAAAGCAATATTAGTCGAATCAAGAAAACGCTCAATCTGACTGTCCTGCTGGGCTTGTTGCTCTTCCGGATTAATATCCGGTTGTGGAATTGCGTCCTGAGAAGGAAAGTCCGGAGTCATTTAGTTCGTCCTCATATTCTTCTTTAGCTACCTCTAAGTCAGTGGGAGCTTCAATTAATTTATCTAGTAGAAGTCCAAGGTACGCAAAAGCGTCTACTTGGTCATCATTTTTGTCGCGTGGAAACCGGGAACATTCATCTTCAAAGGTTTGATACCAATCTGAATCTTTGTCAAATTTAACACCTCCTGCGCGCATACGCGCTTGAATGGACCTTGCACGGGTTAGTTTATCCTGCCCCATATGCTTCATGTTAACGATGGTAGGATACACGTTTCGATTTATCATCTCTTCATAAAGAAAAGGACCAATCGATTTGCTAACCTGCATGTCTTCAATTCCAATCGCAATCGGATCATAGGTGGTCTGAAGCGCAAGGATTGTGTCAACAATCTCACGGCCATCCAGCCTATCCCGTATTACGTTCCGCACCTGAATGCGTTTGTTTTCATCAATTCCGGCCACGAGGAATACAGAATAGTCTGCACGCTCGCTGCCAGAAATAGCCAAGTCAACCGTAATGTAATAATTTAACCTGGCTTTACGTTCTTCATCATTTAATGCTAAAAAATCTGTCTTTTTAAAATAAGCTGTGGATTCATCAATAGGAATATTCAAATATTCCTGTGAATACGCATCAGGTAATCCCTGAGCAGAGTAATCTAGGTATTTATCTTTAAAAAATTGAGCATCAAACCTTTCTTTCCACAAAATACTGGTAAAATCAGCACTATGGGCGCGATAGCGCATGGATTTCCATGGCAACCGACGTGTTGTATAGGTCCGAAGAGGTTCTTCAACCAGATAAGCCTTCTTATCTTTGGTCAGAAGTTGATTTTCAGGCATTAGCCGCTCAAGAAGTGAGTCCATGTGTAGGATAGTACCTACAATTCTAACTAATCCATGAGGAGAGAGTGCGGGTAATAGCGCCGAATAGAACCAACGACGCATTTTCTCCCTACGATCCTTGTTCATAACAAGTTCATCGTTCTCAATATCGTCACCGATAATCAAATCGGGTCGTGTTCCATTCCAGTTCAGGCCCCGGAGTTTCTGCTCCGCGCCCTTAGCTATTACTCGAAACTTGTGGCCGTCTTCAAATTCAACAATGATGTCTGTTTCACTGTCTTTGATAAACTTGACTAAACCTTTCTCATCTCGTTTAAGACCAAACAGATCAATCAACTCATCGTTGTCCTGCAATTCCTGCTTTAAAGAGCCGAGGAACATGGAGGCTTGGGCCTCGGTGTCAGACACCATTAACATGAACTTTCGTTCTCTAAAGAGAAGCGTTGCTAAACCATAGCAGAGAGTCACCGCCGTTGATTTAGCATGTCCGCGTGGGGCAGCTAAGGCAACATACCGGGAAGGACTGCAACAAATATCCCACCATTCCATATGACAGCCGGGAGATTTAGTTGCACCATCAAACTTCTTAGCCAACATACTCCCGACAAAACCGTGAATTGTGTTGGCATTAAGCATTTATTTTTTCCGTTCTTTTTTGGAAGTTTCTGATTTCATCGAACCGTCAGCATTACGGCTGAAGCTCCGATTACGGGAGCGAGACAGGATTCGAAGGTTACCCGCTGCGTTAGTTCCGCCATGAGAAAGAGCTTGTTTGTGATCCACATCTTTACCTCGGACGGCAGCAGCTCCGACTTTTTTAATGACGTTTCGCCGGGCTTGGACTCTTGCAGCGATCTTTTTAAGGCCACCAGTTCGCTTGATCCATGCGTATTCTTTTGCATAATCTCGTTTTCCATTAGTCATGAACGGCATTGGGGTCCGCCTCTATCTCTTCGTAAATTAAAGTACCATCAATAACTTTTTCATCCCGTTTAAACGAAAGAGCAAAGTCCTCAAACTTCTGAGCCAGCATTGCCAAACGATCCTCAATACGGGTTTCTGTAATTTGGGTAGGCTTGTTATCAAGCACCCTTTTTTTGTCAATCAAATCTTTTGCCACCACATGCGCATCACGCATAGACACGGGCCTGCGTTTTAATTCTCCGGACTTCTGATCATAAACAAAGTCACCTTTGTCCAGCCGATCACCAAGAACCTCAACGCTTTTGTCAATTACTTTCTTTAATTTGGCCGACAACTCAATGTCGTCACCAGCACGAATCTCAGATTCAAGGTCTTTCCACCACTGCTGGGTTTTCCAATAATGAACTGTCTTGCGGGGAACACCAAGAGCAGACTCGACCGCAGGGACGTTGCCAAAGACCACAAAGGTTTTGACAGCATCTACCTTCTGGGAATCAGACCAGTGTTTGCCTTCCGCGCTCTGGGCGCGACGAACTGTTTTAGACATGTTTAAATTTTAGGAGTTGTGAGTTTAGAAATATCACCACCTGTTTCCAGACAGTGTTTGAATTCGATTTCGAATGCTTTTTCAGGAGTGGTCTTTTTAAACTTGTATTTATTAAATACAGAATCAAACGCCTCATAGGCGTTGCCCGGATCAGAATCACGGGGAAGCATTTCTTCCAGAGCTTTAAAAGTCTGGCCTTTGGGAACCTTACCGAGGCGTTCTGCGGCGGAGCCAGCAGCGACCGAACCAAAAAGTTGGCAACCCGCTTGGTTAAACGACTGCGCGTAAGACGAAGTAGAAATAAGTAAGACGAGGGTTGCAATTAGTTTGGTCATAGAGTCCTTGTAAGTTTTTACAACATAACGCACATTATACACTAAAATATCTTAAAAGTCAAGAAATATTTTTATAATTATAAAAAAAGATCCTATTTTTTTAATTTAAGACGAATTGTATTGACTTAAGACGATTTATATGTTACCCTAATATATATTAATATATATATGTATTTATATTATATATTATTATATTTATATATTATATTATTCTTTTTATTTATTATTATATATTATATTATATATACTCCCCATAGAACTTCAACGCGAGGCTGGCTTTATCGCCGAGCTTCGCCTTTATAATTAAAACGTCATCCCCCCATAAAATTATAGCAATATATCATTGCCTCTCTCCCCAAATATCAAGCCAGCATGTTTTCCCCCCCACCCCCTTCATATAATGCCTCTAGAATCGATCAGGAGGCATCTAGAATCGATTTGTAGTACAGGTTGAGGGGTAGGTAGCTTGAAGCCTCGTTCGTTCGTTGTAGGCCGTTCTATTGCGTCCAATTGCATTGCATACAATTCAATGGGATACGATCGATCTCCCTCCCCGACAATACCCATGAACCCAGTAAGGATTTAAACCGTTTATACCGTTTAAACCGTTACAACTATAGATGGTGTCTATAAATGACAATGGCATGTGCGCGGGGCGCAGAGCCGAATGTTCGGATTGCGAACAACGCTCAAAAAAGAGGCAACTTATGCCAATGTCATTCCCCGGCAAGGCATCTAGAAGGGCCATGGGCGAAGTCAGAGCGTCGGACATAGCACGGCATCGGCACCGCCTCGCGTGGCGTGGTGCGCCCCTACGCGATTCCTAGGGCACTGTACAAAACCACAGCATTGCGAATTTACTTGAGGTTTATACAGTGAAAACCACTGTATGCGGTACTTATAGACACCCTCTATATTTATCGCATCGGACCCTCTGGGGTACTTGCACATTCCCTCGAAAGGGTATAGACTAGGGTTTCGATGGTTAACAGGGAGTGTATGAAATGACTAGGTTCTATGTCTGGTATCTGCTTCGGAACTACCCGCATGTGCAATGTGCGGGATTCAATTCGCGCCATGTGCGTTACCGGTATGTCGCGGCGCACCGTATGAATTGGAGTGCCTACGATTACAAGGCCCCCGAACGGGTTAAGGCAAAACTTGCCGAACGGGAAAAAAACTGGCCTTTCTGAATTCCACGATATGCCGTTAGGGGCATATCGGGGCATTTAGTCCCAACGATGCGCCGCGTTATCGGCGCGAAAGGTAACACCATGGCTAACGCCAAAGCAGCAAAACCCGTAGTCAAGGCCAGTGTCGCGGCTGTTTCCAAAACCCTGCCGGCCGCATCGCAGGCCGAATTGTTGGCGCTCAAGGAGGCGCAGGAACGCGATGCGATCATGGGCATCAAAACAGCTAAAGGCTTTGAAACGAAATTCCTCGAGCTTTTCGGTAACGATGCCGAACGGGAATGCCAGTGGCTTGAAATGAGCATGGTTGCGCCGAACGTGTTCGGGCCGTCATGCTTTGACAAGTCAAAAGACGAAAACGGCTGGTCGCCGGACTATCTGGCCCTAAAGGGTACTCTGGAACATGCCTTGTACTTCAAGGCATACAAGCAAGCCTTTCCAGAAGTCAAGCGTCTTGCCAAGGGTGAAATTCCTACGGCACGCGATGCGGAAATTCGGGAAAACCTGCTCAAGGTGCGCGGCTCCGCTTCGCATTACATTAACGAAATGGGAAAGTACTTTGCTCGTGCCAATGCCGTCGAACAGGCCCCGCGCAAATTGCCTACCCTCGCAGCATGGGCCGCATCGGCGCACACGGCACTAGCGGGTAAGGTTGAGACCGTCAAGAGCAAGGCGGTTGCGCCGAAAATCCAAGGCGCGGCCCCCCAGTGTTTGCTTGACTTGCTTGCGATCCTGACCCTTGTCGATGCGAAGGAAAGCGCCTCCGCAATGCAGGCGTGGCGCGAACAACAAGGCAAAGAAGCGGCGCATGTCGCAGCCGTGACTGTGATACAAGGCGCAATGCACAAGGCGCGGAAAGGCATCAAGTCTGACGCGCCGAAAGGCAAGCGTACCGCGAAAGCGTAACGCGCCCCACACCGTAGCACTTGAGCCGCGCCGAAAGGCGCGGTTTTTTTTCGCCCTGATTTTGTGCGCCACCGGCACCGCTGCGCGAGCGAGTGCACCGTTCCGGTGCATGGGTCGATAAACAGGGGACGATAAACAAAAATGCACGGGATACTTATAGATACCATCTATATCTATGTGTACCCACACAATCAAACAGCACTGTCTGCGCCTATGGGTGTGCAATGCACCCGTTGTTATCATACGGGCTTAGGCTATAAGATAAGGTCGATATACAGTTGCGTGTGGAGATCGTTGTGGCACAACAGTTTCCAGTAGGTGGGGCACCGTGTTTAAACTACGGGCAATTATAGACACTATCTATAATTAGAGAGTGGGGTGTCACCGGATTAGGAGAGGCTCTTCTAGCTATCGCATTGGGTGCCGGGATTTGCTTGCTTATTTCTAGGGGTGTGGTATAATATGTCATGGGGAAGTCCTAGTAGTGCAGTGCCCGCCAACCAGTGTTGTTCGGGTATCGCCGATCTTAACCAACCCATACTTATAGATACTGTCTATAAGTTCTCGTTCTTTTCCCCTTTGATTAAGTAATGCATTGTGTGAAGTACGCCGCGCATGGCTAAAACGTGTATAGGTATTAGGGAGCGCATGGGTACGTTGTGAAACGCCTATGGAACCCGACTATCTCCCTGCACGGTGGGTGAATGAACCCACTGAACCATGCGACACACAGTGGTGGCAAATCGATAACTTATAGATACTGTCTATAAGTTCGGTGGGCCACACGTCCGGTGAACCCTATACGACTGCCCGCTTGGAGTGCTCAACCCGTTAAGCACAGTGAAGATTGCCAAGCCTTAAACAGAGTCGGACGTTAACTATAAAACGAAACGCTTCACGTATTTCTAACGCCTTTGGCAGAGATTAGGTTCTGTATGCCGTAAAAATCTCTGGTGACACTTAGGTTAGTTAGCAGTATGTTGTATCTGCCTATTGCGGGTACAACAACCCTGTTAATTACTTGGAGTATATGATGTTCCCTTCCGCTGAAAAATATCTGTTCAACCACGATGCCGCCCGTGCCTACTGCCTGCTCCGCGCCGCCGACGCAATCGAATTGATGGCTGAAATGCGTGAAGCAATGGCTCAACCCATGTGCGACCGACACTTTTTCACGTTGTACGGGCACAACCTCGGGGAATGCGACGGTGAATGGGCCATTGCTCGTAATGGTCATCACTCATCCATAACTTCTTTCCTCACGTTGCAAATGGTTGTTGCGTGGATTCTCGCTACCAACTGGTAGGGCACTCTGTTAGCCTTTTGGGTCGATATACAATTGGCTAACGGCGGCGTCTTGCCGTGTACCGGGGGTAACAAAATGCAACTTTCACGTTGGCTCGAACGTCACGCAAACTATCAGCGTGGCAATACCGTGGTGCAACCTGCCACTGCCGAATCGCATGTGGTCGAGTTCCGCAGCAACGCTGCGCCGAACCGTACCTACAAGCGCACCTTTCGCAGCGACGCCAAGATGCAGGAATTCATCTTGGAACACCGTCGCGTCGAGGTGTTCAGCAAGAAACTCCGCAAGTGGATTTGCGTCCGTAAGGGTGACTGGACGTGGTTCTCCTGCTCCTGCAACAACGTCGTCATGGAGATGCACTGACATGAAAAAAATCATCGAAACCATGTTTTCCGGCCCGTCTTTGGGCAGCGTTCGAGGCCCTCTCAAGCCGGTGCATCCCGTCATACGTCTGGAAATCCAGAAATGCATGGAACTCAGCACCGAGGAATTGATCAAGGTGCTGATCTACCGTGCAGCCAAAACCAACGGCATGTCGTTTGTGTCGTCCCGTTTGTTGACCCGTTTGGTGGGCATCGTGATTCACGCGCTCGCCGCGAAAGGCTCCAAATCATGATGCGCGACGTTCGCAATGCCCGTTGGTTGGCAATCCATCGCAACACGCAAGTGGCTGCCACTTACCTGCGCTTGCAGGGATATCCGTTGTGGTTTGCTCGCAACGTCCTGCTGTTCAATCAATAACTTTTAACAGGGTTATAACTTAATTATAGACACCATCTATAAGAAAGGATTCACCATGTTCCAATCCATTACCCGGCGTTGGATTGAACTCCAAGCCAATCGTCATTGGTACAACGCTAAGGATGTGCATCGTTTCGAGTGCATGGCTCGGCATGGCAGGATGATTCCAATCCGTTGCGACATACAGGTGGGATGATGCCTTATCCTCTGATTCCCACTCAATACGCTTTTTTGTTGCGGATTGTCTGCAACATGGCCCGAGATCACTGGCGCACTCAACGCACCGAGTCGTGGCCCTTCCCACCTCAACCTGACATCATTCTGTAGGGTGCCTCGCGTGTGGTGTGCGTCACGGTCGATACACACCACATCGCGGCGTCTTGCCGTGATTAAGGAGATTCAAATGAGCAAACTCACCAGCAAATCCGGTAAGTTGTCGGCCATTCTGGCGTCGATGACTCCTTCCAATGCGGCCAAGTATGTGCCGCGTTGCAAGCCTGTGGAAGATGTGCCGCGTGGTTTCGAGCGTCACACGTTCACGGATCACGAAGTGATCCACACGCCGGGTCTGCAATCCCTGCGCCGCAATCCGCTGTAAGCAACAATTGCTTCAACCTTTTCCATCACATTACGGGGGTAATGCCATGAACACGAATCAAACGAACGTTAGCACTGTCCGTATCTCGGACGAACAGGCCGCACGCAATCTGGCGCGGACCCTGAAACAGCAACGCGACAAAACTGCTCGCGTCATCGCTGAGACTCACAAATCCACGGTCGATAAGCACGCCATTACGGTGAAACGCTACGGTGCCTCAAGCATCGCCGCGCAACTCTCCGCCAAAGGGCTGTACCTGTAATCATGGGTGCAGGTTGGGTTGATCAAACCAAATGGCAGGTTGTTACACTGCCAAATGGTTCTTGGTCTGTCAAACTGTAACTTTTAACAAGGATAAAAAATGAAACCTACGTATCACATTACCCATGCAAGGCTTTACGACAGTTTTTGGGGTAGTCGGAAAATCCTGATGGGCACCAATGTTGACAATCCCAACTGCACGATTGGGGGCAGCATCATCACGAGCGATGTGGTGAACCACGATGAAAATTGCGTCGAGACACGAAACAGTGTGTACGTCGTGGATTCGTGGGCTGACGTTCCCGATCCTGCGGACAACATCGGCTAATCAACAAGCCCGATTGGTGAAAATGGTAGACACAAGGGACTTAAAATCCCTCGCGCAAGCATATGGGTTCGACTCCCATATCGGGCACCAATTTATAGATACTGTCTATAACTTTTAACAAGGATATAAAATGCTCTTCTCTCTGTTCCAGCAACAGCGTGTGACCCGTGTTCAACGCCCCAACAAGCCGGATGAATTCGAATCCAACCTCGAAAACATCGGAACCGTCGAGGCCTTCACCGCCCACGACGCCATTCAATCGGCCAAACACCTGAAGGAATTCCGTACTGCACGAGGTTTGGCTCGTTTCCCTATTGTCGAGGAAGTCTTTCCCGAAGATCGCCCCTCGTTTGACGATGTGGCATTTGTTTGAAGTACTGGGCTACCTGCTAGTGGTGGCCCTTGTTGTTGTTTGTTTCGTTACCTTGATTCACTTTCCTTTGGAGATTCCGCAATGAACTTCATCTGGTCGATGTTGTCGTATGTTGTGCCCATCCTGCTTATCGGCGGTTTGATCTTGGTCATGCTGCATGATCTGTTCTCGGCTCCGCCGCCGGTCAAAACCTACAACTCGCCGCCGCAATTGCCGCCTCCGGCACGTTCCACGCACATCAACCGTGCCGCTCGTCGGCGTCAACGTTTTGCCACGGGTCGTGAAGGTGTGGTGATTCAAGGTACGGCAACGCGGGTCGATAATCAACGCCGTCTCGCAGATCTGTCCAAGGAAGTCAACCTGATGGAGCTTGCTGGAAAATGAACGTCGATCAAATTCGCGCCGCAAGCGCCATTCTTTTGGCTGCTGCCGAAGGCCAAATTGTCCAGTTTCGTGTATGCCCAACCTGTCCGTGGGAAAACATCCAAGCAGAAGATGCGTCGTGGGATTTTTCTCGGTTTGAATATCGCATCCAACCCGAGCCTGTGTCCGTATCGGTGCGACTCTATCGCCGCCAAGGGGGAACGATCATTCCCACTGTAGTCAATGGCCTACACATCCCATCCACGTGGACCCCCTGTTCCGATGAAGTTCAAATCGAGGTCAAAGCATGAGCATCGAAACTTTTATTTATTTGGCAAATGTTTCAGAAAACCTTTCCTGTTTGATGTTGGTTTTTACGTTGGTAACCTTCTTGGTCGGCGGAATTTTTTGTATCCACGCTTTCAGCGAAGAAACTGACAATCGCTATAAAGTGCTGACAATCGTACTGACCACGTTCACCACCCTCAGTATCACGTCGGTCATGTTGCCAAACAGACAAACCATGTACCTTATGGCCGGGGCATCCGTAGCCAAGGATGCCATCAACAGCAGCACTGGGCAGAAAGTCAAGCAGTTGATTGACAAGGAACTCGACAAACTGATCGCACCGAAAGAAACCAAGTGATCACCCTCGCAACCAAGAAAGCTGCCTTCGGGCAGCTTTTTCATATCTCTACTCCCATCTTTTCGCGCATCGGGCGCAATGCCTTGAAGTCATATCGCGCGTACATGAATACCCCATCGAAAGAATATGTTTCACTCATGAAGAAAGTTCAAGCAACTTGAGCCATTTTTGTGGGCAATGCGGTAAGCCCGAACTGTGTGTCACCTGTACCGAGTTGTTTTACGATTCGGCCGATTCACCCCCCTCTGGAGAGCTTTTTTCCCCTGAACAACCCGTAACCAAAATCAATGTTGCCTCTGGCGAAGATGCTTTCGCCGAGTTTGAGCAGTACGTTTTTCCCGCTTAATTATAGATACTGTCTATAACTTTTAACAAGGATATAAAATGCCAGTTCGCACTACCGTTGCCTCAGTTGCAGCCGCTGTTACCAAGTTCGTCCACAACACCACCAAGACCATGCATTTCGAGCCTGTCGGTAAGGGCTACATGCGCAACGGCTACACTGCTGCGTTCACCGAGGTCGATAACGAGACGATTCTGGTCGGCGTTGCTACTTGTGGTGGCAATGATGTATTCAACAAGAAAACCGGTCGCCAGATTGCGGAAGGCCGCATGAAGAAGATTCCCTACACCGTCAAGAAAGAGCCGAATGAACTGGCTCATCAAGTGGTGCGGGAATTTGTGAATGACATGTACTACGAGAACGACGGAGAACTGTAAACATGCCCATTATCCTGCAAGTAAATGGCCGCACCTACGACGTTTTTACCGGACTGGGTTGGAAGAACTGGTCCCGGTTTGAGGTCAAAGGTCGCACCCTCGCGTTGGTTGGTGGTCAAGCTCTTTCCCCGGAAGATTATGCGGCAATTAAACTCCGAATCAAGTAAGATCAAGCACTCATTTGGTGCTGCGATCACGGTGGATCAAGAATTTCTTGGTCAATCTTCGACGTTTCCCCGTAGCGGCATGGTAGTGCCTTTTCAACCCAAAACACCACAAATAGGGGAGACTTCTTTTGCTCCCGAACTGCAACGATTGGCTCGGTTAGCAGAAGAGGCTGCCCAACGGTTTGGGTTTGTCAGGGGCGCGGTTGTTTGTCGCACCCTTAAACTGTTGATGGTTGAAAATCCTTGGTCGTGGGGAGTTGTGATTCAAACAAGTCCTGTTCCTCAATTGGTGAACAACAACCCCATCCTTCACCGAATCCAGCCCGTTGGTGTGGCGTGGTTTAACCGGCAAGCAGGAGAGCGTCCACTCCAATGGTGTGATTATGCGGAGTTGTCGCTAATTTCCAAATGTCCTAGTCATGAGGAATTTCAACGTATCCGAGGAGTTGTCTGATGGACGAGTTGTGGCGTTGTTGGATTTTTTATTTTGGTGGGGGACAACGTTACTTTTTTTACTACAGTATCCAACAGGTTTACGATGATGGTTATTCGGAACAAACCGAGGCAGCCCAAGCCTTCATCCTGTTGGATATTCTTCAGGGAACGCAGTTCACCTCATGCCACACCTTTTCAGTTCGTGGTGAAGAAAAGCTGGACTTCTTAAAAAACATGTATGGGTATCAACGTTGTGAAAACATCCAAGAGGATATGGATAGATTTTTTAATGTCATGTCAACCGATGACTAGGGAGTTATAAACAGTGTTTAAATTTGTTGTGGCACCTTCTGATCCAAACCCCACCATCGAAAGGCTAAATCTTCCCGGTGTGGATCGAGCAACTCTCCGGGCCGATCCGGACGCCCATCAACTGGGTGCCGAGAAAATCGCTAAAGGCATTAAGGAAGGATTCTTCACCCTACCTGATGCTGAACGATGGGCCACTGCCCTCGCCAATGAACATCCCGGTGTGGTTTTCATCATTTATGAGGCTCGTTCAGCAATTGAAGTGCCTCGCGCTCCGCTTCAACAGAAACGTTTCAATGCTCAGGGAGAATTGGTCAATGCCTAAAGTAGAGAAACCTCGAAAAATTACGCGGGAGTATGACAGCGTAAAAATTGGGAAAACTCTCGTTTTCGACACAGATTACGGAGGCTGCTGTGGAATTCATGAAGTTCGTGGGTTCCAAGTGTATCCAGATGATGTATATGACTTTGATGGAGATGCCGAAAGTTCCGAATACGACACGGACAATCTTGAAAACGTTCTTGAAGTTTTTCGACGCAGTTCCGAGGTGGATTGGTCCGTCAATCAGATTTTCTTGGGGCTGGTAACCTCATGGAAATACGCTGACCAATATCAAGATGCTTTGATTGAAGGGGGTTGGAATTTGATTGGGGAGGCTTTCAAGAACCCCAATACCGGCAACATGATCGAAATGTGGACTTATACTGTCGAAAAGGACAAGCAAACGAAATGAGGATTTTTAGCGCAGGTTATGGCACTGGTGCCGGACGTATTTATCCCTTTGGTGATATTTGTACTGAGGGCATCAAAGCGTATACGCCCAAGGACATGGAAGCACATCAACCCACCAAAGATGATCTGCTGATCATTTGGGGAGGGGCCGACATTTCGCCTTCCATCTACGGTATGCCCAACGTGGCGTCGTTTGCCAATGACAAGCCGAGCCGTCAAGATCAAGCCGAAATAGATTTGGTCAAGTGCGCCCAAGCGTTTGGAGTGCCTATCCTCGGCGTGTGTCGAGGTGCTCAACTTGTATGTGCTATGTCCGGGGGTAAATTGGCGCAGCATGTGGATCGTCACGGGGGTGACCACGAGATTACCACGGACGATAAACGGCAAATCATCACTTCCTCGGTGCATCATCAGATGATGTATCCTTTTGATGTTGATCATCGCCTCATTGCTTGGTCTACTCGGCATCTCTCTTCTGTTTATGAGGGGTTGAGTGAGATAGAGGAGGAGAATGTCGCCAAGTTTGGTGAGCCTGAGATTGTGTGGTTTCCCAAAACGAAGTCCCTTGCCGTCCAAGGTCATCCTGAGTTTATGCCCCAAGATTGTGAGTTCAATCATTACGTTAAGGAGTTGATCCATGAGTATTGCTAAAGCCGCCACTAAAACTCTCAAAGCCCCTGATTCCGTCAAACCTGCCCCGGAACTGCCGACGTTTGGAGAGTGGTTGAATAGGTTTCATCCGGTGAGTGGAACCAATCTCGTGCAGATGGTGTCGACACCCAACATGATCGAATTGCCTTGGGGGGAGAATTATTACGGGGAAACCCTTAAGTTGCATTTAACGAGCACCTCGTTCAATGGGTGCAGTTCCATTTCTATTAACGGAATGGGGGATTTTTGTGAGGTTCTGAGGAATTCTCTCCTTGCCCCGAAAAAGCCGCTTCCGTTTACATTTACCGCGTGGATGGATGTTCTCAACCTGATTATCAAACACGTTTTCCCGATGCGATTTATCGGAACTCCCGCCTTTTTTCAAACAGCCCCACAGTCAGTAGCCATGCGAGAGTGGATCAAGACCATTCCGCATGAAATTGCCTGTGAGTTTTACAATCCGAACTATTCTAGCCGCCCCGGCGATGATGAGCGGACCACTCTGTTTGTTCTCGATTTGTATGCACTTCAAGGCCGTAAATCCAACTATCAAGGACTCTGCAAATGAACTTCACTATTGGTGCTGATCCGGAATTGTTTTTGCGTAATGCAGCAGGCGAATTTGTTTCTTCCATCGGATTGATCGGAGGAACCAAGGAAGCACCCAAACCTATCGGTGAGGGATGTGCTGTCCAAGAGGACAACGTAGCTGTCGAGTTCAACATTCCACCCTGCGACAGCATCGAGTCGTTTGTTGCCAAGCTGGACTACAATATGGACTACTTGAAATCCGAGGCTGAAAAGTTGGGTTTGGTCTTGGCTATCGAGCCTTCCGGCATGTTTCCGTGGGAGCAACTTGAAACCCCGGAATCCCGTGTGTTTGGGTGTGACCCGGACTTCAATGCGTGGACTCGTCAACAGAATCCGAGGCCGACCAATGTAGCAGCCAATCTTCGCAGTGCAGGTGGTCACATCCATGTTGGCTTTGATTGGAAGAAGTACAACTTTGAGCAAGTTGTCCGTGCAATGGATGTGTTCGTTGGCTGCGAGATGTTGGAGTTTGACGAAGACACCGAGCGACGCAAACTCTATGGCAAGGCAGGGGCGTTCCGCCGCAAGCCTTATGGCATCGAGTATCGCACCGCGAGTAATGCGTGGATCAAGTCGAGGGAACTGATGGAGTGGGCGTATCGGCAGACAGAGAAAGCCCTTACCTTTGTCGAGAAAGGCAAAGCCACGCTCCCGGATGTGAATGGTTTGGCAGGTGACAACATTTCCTACAAGATCGTTCACACCATCAACAATTCCGACAAGCGTTATTTGCCGGAGATTCGTGCGTTTGCTGAACAGGGTCTTGCATGATTGATTTTGGCCGGTTATACGAAGACCTTGTTCTTCGCTATCTCCACACTTACATTCGCTACAAACCCACCTCGAACAAGGAGTTTGAAACTGTTTCGTTGGCGGCAATCTATCCCGGAGAAAATGCGGCCCCTACGTTTGCTTTGCAGGGACTGGCGGGAACGCAGATTGTCCGTTATGGCGGTGAGGGCGAGATTAATTTTGAGTTTCCTGCAACTGGGGTATTCAACTTTAACAACATCGGCTATTCCTTTTTTCGGCGACCGATTCGTCAAAATAAACGGGCCTTGTGTGCCAGCACTTCCACTCGTGGGAATTTCTACACGACCAATCGGTTGATTCTGATGCCATCCATGGAATTGTGGATGGCAGACAGCATGTTCCGGCCCACATACCCAGACTTTGCAACGGCTATTCAAATGCTCAAGGACGGGACTAGCTACTGTGTGGGAATCTCTTCGGAGTTTATGGTGGGACTTAGCATTACCAAAGCTAAGGATTTTCTTTTGTTCCACCATCAAACTCCCATCGCGACGGTCAGCGAGGATACGTTGGTTAGGACGCCCCTTCACCCTGTATTTCAAAGGAAAGTATATGACGCCCCTCGCTAAGACGTACCAATGGCCCAATCGATTGGACGTTGTGCAGTCCAAGAAAGAATCTCCCTTTGATCCCAATTTTGTTTGCGGGATCGAGTTAGAAGTTGAGAATGCGAGGAGCCGTCACGGTAGCTTCAAGCACGAGATGTTTGGGACGTTGTGGAACTCCCACACTGATGGCAGTCTTCGAAATGGCGGCGTTGAGTATGTGTCTGTACCCTGCTCCGGTGGAGCTATCGTCGAAGCTGTGGACTTGATGTGGAACGGGCTTCCTGCGGATTGGTCATTTTCGCAGCGTACTTCCATCCATGTGCATGTGAATGTGCGCGATTTTTCATGGGAGCAGTTACAAACTCTGCTGTTAACTTATTGTGTTGTCGAACGCATTTTATTTGACTACGCCTCCTCTGACCGGGCAGGTAGTATCTTTTGTGTTCCGGTTGTGGAGACGACGTATCCCGATACTTTGATTGGAAACCTGATCACTAGTCAGCATCGTGCTGTTGGCTCATGGGAGAAATATAGTGCGCTGAATCTTACACGGTTGGTTGATCTTGGAACGGTTGAATTCCGACACATGCCGGGGTGCCGAGACAAAGAGAAGGTTTTTATGTGGCTCCGGATCATCAATGACCTACTTCTGTTTGCCCGCCGCACAACTATAGATACTGTCTATAAAACTCTTGAGTCCACAGGCCCCCGTGCATTTCTTGAGAATGTGTTTTCTTCTGATGTTATGCAGGTAATTGCCCACAAAGAAATTTTCAAACTGTGTCGAAAAGGAATTGATTCTGTGTTCTCGGCTCTCCACGGGAAGGCAGTAACAAATCAACTTCTTTCCGGTGTTTCAACGGAATCTCCGTTCAACGTTTTTCTGAAGAGGAAGCAATAAAGTTATGTGTGGCATCGTTGGTTTGATCGCAAAGAAATCTTCCGGTTTTTATGCGCCGGAAGCAGACATATTTACGGACATGCTTCTCATGAACCAAGTCCGTGGATTGGACGGCACAGGATGTTTTGGTGTCTATCAGAACAAGCAGGCGTATCTGACCAAACAAGGCACCAATGCTTCCAACTTTGTCGAGTTGATGGAGTACGACAAATTCAAGAGCAAGATCACTCGGTCATTCAACATGGTTTTTGGGCATAACCGCAAGGCAACTGTTGGGCAGATTTCATCGGCCAATTCCCATCCGTTTCTTGAAGACAACATTATTCTGATTCACAATGGATACATCGGAAACGCCCAGATGTTTGATCAGAAGGCGGCGGTCGATAGTCAAGCCCTCGCCCGTGGATTGAACAACAAGCCTGCCAAAGAAGTGCTGGAAAGCATCGTCGGTGCCTATGCTCTTGTGTGGTACGACAAGCGCGACAAGACGTTGCGGATTGCACGTAACCCGGAACGTCCTCTCTGGATTGCTGAAACGGAACGTCTTTGGATGGTGGCATCCGAACCGTGGATGCTTGCGGGTGCCGCCGGGCCTGCCCGTCGCGGACACAGTGCCATCAAGATCGGCAAAGCTTCTCCTCTCGATCCCCACGTAATGTTGGAATTTCAAACCGGCGAGGAATTTACTGCCACCGAGTACAGGCCCAAGGCGTGGGGCACTACGGTTCAACACAACTATGCGGGTATGTGTGAATCCGAGTGTGGAGATGGTTACCCTTTTGTTGACCGCCCCTCTAATTTGTCTACGGACAAGGACAAGGCGGTCGTTGCTCCGGCGCTAGAGACGCGGGCAACTAATGAACCTACTTCCGACATTCGACAAGTTTGGACACGAGCCATTGCACCATATGCTGTTGGCAAAGAACTTGAGTTCAAAGTAACGCGCCTTCAGCGTATTTTAAACACAGCCACCAACCAGCCTTTTGTTGCCACCACAGGCAATGTTGTTTTTGAGGGAGTTCAAATTGACATTACCGGAGATGCCGATTGGACGGGCGAGGTAGCAGACATTGCAGATTCAACCGAAAAAGACAGCAACGGCGACAACTGGTTGTCCGGAACAGTTGTATCTTCCGGGGTAACCGTAAACGGCCCGTGGATACGCCTCAAGGATGTTGTTGGGCCTACGATGGTTGAGTTGTGGAATAGGCGTCGGGTTCCACAAACCATTTGGAAACGTGTTGCAAGTCACCACAAATGCAACGATTGTGCCGCATTGATTCAAGATGCGGAGCAGCAGTTCACATCTGTGGAATTGAGTACTACCAAAGGTATCGGGCGTGTGTTTTGCGCTAATTGTGTTATGAAGCGTTTCAACAGAGCGGAGAAGAAAGATGAAACTCAAGAAACCCGTATTGATGCCGTACAAGATGGGGAGCGCATCCTCGCGCCTTCTAGCAGCACGCTTAACTGAACTACTCAAATCCAAAGTTTTTCAGGTCGATAACCAATCGAAGACGCATCGTGTCAAAAACTCCCGGCTTTATATCAATTGGGGATCAAGTGCATCAACGGGACTCAGCACCCCCAATCTTGTCAACTCCCGAGCAGCGGTTGCGATTGCTTCTAATAAACTCGCAACGTTTAATCGATTTGCTGAGAGAGGTGTACCGTGCCCAGAATTCACTACCGATATGGGAGTTGCCCGACAATGGGCAGCGGAAAGAGCTATTTTTGCGCGCACAACGCTTAACGGGCACTCTGGTCGCGGAATTGTCAGGTGTTCGGGAGAGCAGTTTACAAATGCACCATTGTATACGAAATATATCCCAAAAAAGCACGAGTATCGAGTCCATGTCTTTGGTAGAAAAGTAATCGATTGTCAACAGAAAAAGAAACGTCAGGAGGTCCCAAATGATCAAGTCAACTACCAAGTTCGATCCTATCAGAACGGATGGGTTTTTTGCCGAGAGAATATCCAGAAACCGACAGGCTTGGACGAACTTGCTGTTTCCGCCGTACAGGCACTTGGACTCCACTTCGGAGCCGTTGACGTTATCTACAACGAAAAAGAAAACAAGTGCTACGTCCTCGAAGTCAACACCGCTCCCGGCTTGTCGGGCCAAACGGTAAACAATTACGCCAATGCAGTTGTCAACCTCATGGGAGAAATGAATGCTAGTCGCCGTTGAACAGGATAAAGTCCTATCCTTCCGTCTCGATCCTCAGTTTTTTACGGATTTAGGACAACCCGTTCAAGTCTATTTTCCGATCCAACTTCAGGACTATGTTGTTCCCGGAAACATCATCTGTGTGGTTGAGAGCAGCCGCAAGCTGGTGTCGCTCAAATCACAGCACAGCGGTGTGTTCCGCATGTTCAACAAGGATTTGGAAGCATTTCCCGAGAAACTTGCCGTGAACATTGAAGTATTTCGTTTGCAGCCTTTGAGCAAGGAAGATTGGGATAAAGAACAGGAGGAGAAAGCTACCAAGAAGAAACCCGCAGTTAAAGTGGCAGTGGATGCGCCCCGGATCAACCCCGCTGACTTTGATTGGCTTGAGCAACCTGTTATTCGGCAGCCTCTTCAGGGCCTTGCTAATGCGGTTCGAGTGGAGGGTGTCGTGGGTCGGCCAAATAACAATCAAGCACAGGGATTGAATTATGATCCTATAGAGGCATTGCGACAGATGCAGGATGCAAATCGTTTGGCTACGGCACCGCCTCGCCGCAGGCCCGGACTTGTCCGAGGTCCGGCATAATGCGATGCCTTGCTTGTCAAGTCATCCTCACACCCTTTGAGGAATCCCGCAACTATCATGGAACTAAGGTTCCCCTCGAACTTTGTGGCGGATGCTCCGAAGAAATAAAAGATGATCTTCTTCCTACTGATGATGATATTACTGCTCTTGATGATTTTTCGGAGGTGGACTTCGATGACTATTAAACTTACTTGCAAGCAATGCAAATTCAAGTTTACGGGCGGGACTGAGACTTACATACGTAATTTTGCTTTGGCTAACTGCAAGAAAGCTGCTTGTTCTTTTGGGTTTGATAAAGATGAGGGGCCAAAGCGTCTTGTTGTTGTCAAGCAAGCACAGACTCGGCAGGAGCGCCGTATGGTACGTAAACAAGAACGACAACAGGCAGCGTTGTTGCGTCCACAGAAACCCAAGGTTGAACCCAAACCCCCTGCTGTAGTTCCTCCCAAGGTTGAGGAGGATTTGACAGAAAATCAGGTTTACATCATTTATGATGCACCTATCTCGGAGCATATGGCATTATGACATGTGGTCCCGATACTTATAGATACCATCTATAATTAACTTATAACAAGGTTAAAAGATAATGCCCCGACAAAAACAACCCAAACATTGTAAAAACTGTGTGTTTTGGTCTGGAAACACTAGAAACCATCACACTCCAGCGTTACGACAGAGTGAGTTTGCAAATTGGTGTACGCATTTTTCAACAGTGGCTACAAAAGCCGTTTCTGTTTGTCTTCAACGCGGTGGAAAGAAGGAAAATGTTTAGCAGTTCAGAATTTGAATGTCACGAAGCCTGCCCTTCTTGTGGTAGCAGGGATAATCTAGGGCGCTGGAAAGACGGCCATGCTTGGTGTTTTGGCTGTGGGTATGGGGAACCCCCTAGCCGAACCACAGAAGTCGTCCTAGAGGCCGCTAAAGCGGTCCTAGGGGTATCCAAACAGGAGATGCTCCCCTCCAAAATCAGAATGCCCGAGGATGCCGTCTATACTTTGGGTTTTAAAGCTCAACAATGGCTCCTAAGTTACGGCATTACCAGTGCCGAAGCGGAAGAGCACAACCTCAAGTGGTCGCAGAAAGAAGAGCAGTTGTTGTTCCCTATCTACGACGACGAAAACCTGATTGCGTATCAAGCACGCAACTTTAAAGGGCTTGGAGCAGCCGTTACCAGACGTCCAAAATGGGTCACTTATGGCAAAGTGGCCGAAATTGTTCACATTTTGGGCTTGACAAATGACGAAAGAAATGGTATAGTGTTGGTTGAGGATATGGTTTCAGCCATCAAATGCAGTCGTTACATGGCTGCGATGCCGTTGTTCGGGAACGATTTGTCCGCTGAACGTATGCGACGATTGTTAATTTTGACCGACAAGTTAGTGTTTTGGCTTGATCCGGACATGCAACGGAAGTCTACTCAGCTTGCGACACAGGCTAAGGAATTGGGCTTCAAACCTCTTGTAGTTCACACGAACTGTGATCCAAAAGAAGAGCCACCAGCTAGGATTAAACAGATGCTACTCGAAAATAATTGAGGTTAGGTATTGACAGATAACGTTTTATGTGGTATACTTAATATATTATTATATAAAGATATATATAATAAATATTATAAGTATATTATTAATTATAAAATAAACAACAAAGAACTACTTACTCTTGTAGAATTCATTAAGCTTCTTTACGAAGCTTTTCCTGAAAAAGAATCTTTCACTGTTGATGACTTTGAAATCTTTTTCAAATCAAAGAACCTTGGTCTTACAGAAAAAAAATACGTCGTTTTTAACGACATCTTCAATTCACTGCGCTCAAACCCAAGTGATCGAGAGATCGCGCAGGAGCTACTCAAAGCGTACAAGCGTCAGCAGGTCTTATCTCAGATCAGCCTGACGGCCTTTGATGTGCAGAACGGGTCCAAACCTCTAACGGACCTGTCTGCGTTGCTCTCGGAGATTGACACTCCGATTGAAACCGAAACCTCCGAGCAGTTGTTCGTAACAAACGATTTGGCAGAGTTGGTCGATAAACAGGTCGCCAAGCGAGGCCTACGGTGGCGCATCAATTTCCTTAACTGGTCCCTAGGGTCACTTCGCAAAGGTGACTTTGGGTTTGTGTTTGCTAGGCCAGAGACAGGAAAGACTACGTTCCTTGCATCGGAAGTCACGTACATGGCTTCGCAGTTGCGGGACGAAGACGGCCCTATTCTGTGGTTCAACAATGAAGAACAAGGTGAAAAGGTAAACCTACGTGTCTATCAAGCTAGTCTGGGAATTACCCAAAGTGACTTATGTGGAGATATTCCCAAATGGTCTAGGGCGTTTGACGAAAGAACAAAGTCGAAAATTCGCATCGTTGATCGTGCTGCGCTCTTTAAAGGTGAAGCTGAACGCATTATTCGAGAGTACAAACCTTCTCTCATCCTTTTTGACCAGATTGATAAAGTCAAAGGATTTGATTCGGATCGGGAAGACCTACGACTTGGGGCCATTTATATCTGGGCTAGAGAACTTGCAAAAGCATATTGCCCAGTTATTGGAGTCTGCCAAGCAGATGGAACAGGAGAAGGACAAAAATGGCTGACTATGGACAACGTAGCTAATGCGAAAACGTCAAAGCAAGCTGAAGCCGATTGGATTCTGGGTATTGGGAAAACCCATGACCCCGCTCTTGAGGATGTACGATTCTTTAACATTTCCAAAAACAAACTCTCCGGCGACGATGATACCGTGTCGCGTCTTCGTCATGGGCGTACCGAAATTCTGATTGAACCTGAAATTGCTCGTTATAGGGATATTCTTCAATAGGTGAAAGCACTCGTATTTGACACCGAAACTACTATCTACATGAAGGGAACCCCCTTTTCCAAATACAACCGGCTAGTTGTTACTGGTTGGAGATGTTTGTGGAAAGACGAAGGGTTCAAGCATTTTTACACTGGAGAAAGCGAAGATGACTTCTACAATGATTTGGTCGGGTGTAGCCATGTTGTCGGTTTTAATCTTAAGTTTGATTTACATTGGATACGTGTTTTGGGTGATCGATTCGCCGAAGTGTTCCAAACCAAGCGGTTGTGGGACTGCCAGCTTGCGGAGTATGTTCTCTCACGGCAGCGGTGGGTTTATCCGTCGCTCGATGGCGCTATGGAACGACGCGGTGGGCCGCGCAAGATTGATCGTATCAAGCTGGAATACTGGGACAAAGGAATAAACACCTGCGATATTCCAAGAAACGAACTCACCGAGTATCTACAGCAAGACGTAGAATCAACTACATGGTTATTCTTAGCGCAGCAGAAAGACTTTCAGAGCAGTCCCCTGATGTTCCGGGTGTTCTGCCTGTCGTGCGAAGATTTGAAAGTTCTAGAGGAGATGGAGTACAATGGGATCAAGATTGACACCGAACTATGTCACGCAAGGGCTGTCGAGGTTCGTGCGAGGCTTGCAGATTTTCATGAGCAGCTTAGAGTTTACAACCAAGGCATTGATGTTAATTGGGACAGCGGGGATCATCTTTCCGCTGTGTTGTTTGGTGGCTATGTTCCTGTCACCGAGCAGGAGCAGATTGGCATATACAAGACAGGCGCTAAGGCAGGGCAACGCAAATACCGCACCGTAGAGAACCTGATTCATTTTCCTCGACTGTTTGAACCTCAAGACGAATGGGAAGTCAAAAAGACTAAAGACAAGCCAACCTATGAGCTTCAGGAAGAAGGTAAGTGGCGCATCTACTTCACCAACGACGAAGTTCTATCAACGTTAAAAGATAAGATCGGTATTGTTGAAATCCTTAAAGCGAGGGCCAAGTGGACTAAGATTCTTGAGTATTACGTCAAGCTTCCCAAACTCGTTGAAGAAAAGGGTTGGGAGCCTAGCATGTTGCATGGACAGTTTAATCAAGTAGTCACAAGGACTGGCCGAGCGTCTAGCTCTGATCCAAACCTTCAAAACTTTGCAGGAGAGATTCAAGATGTGTTCATTACGAGGTATTAATGGACTTTATTGGAATTAGGGTTCACGCCCCCTCTATACCCGCCCATCCCCAAGAA